ATCCGTAGCTTTCTGTGCCGCAGCATCCGTCTTGGCCTTTGCTTCCTGCGTGGCCGCATCGGATTTTCCAATGGCTTCCTTTACCGCGCTATCGGCCTTGGCAATGGCGTCCTGCGTGGCCACCTCTGCCTTGGCCGCAGCATCCGTAGCAGGCTTGGAGAGAAGATTCACGGGGGCACTTACAAGTTGGCCTCCCTTCATGGTAGGAAGGCTTTGCACGCCATCGAGGGTATCGACTACTTCGAGCTCGCTGACATCCTGCGATTCCGCCTGTATATCGGCGAGAACGGCTTTCTTAATCTCGTCTTTTTCCTCTGTTGTCATATATTTTTAGTTTAGTTTAAAACACTTGGATTTAACACTGATTTTGCATAAATATACTTTAAGTCTGCATCCGTAGCCAACTCAAAGTCAGATGTGTTGAGTATTGTCCACGAGCATCCGTCTGCACCAGGCTGAACAAATGCCTTCAAACGGACACGGCAGAAGTTGCCACCCAACTTGACACTCGTAATGTGCGTGTTGCGGTAAAGGAGACATTGGGTTGGATCATTGTTTGACGGTATGGTAATGAACGTATCTGTGGCGGTAGCGTTAATAACATCACATTCTACTCCGTCGATTTCCTTGTATGCGGGCAGGACAAGGCCAGCCTCGGCCCGCTTGGTGTCACTTACCATCACATTCATTCCCGTATCAACTGACGGCCATTGCGTTTGAGCAGCGCCCACGTTATTGTATGGCGAACCGATTGCGCCAATAAACTTACCACTGTTTGCGACGACCGTTCCTTCATACTGGCCGTTCTTGGCAACCATGTTTCCCTCTTTGTCAATTTTGAAGTTGCCGTTTATGGTCGCATAGCCTTCCAGTTGTATATTATCGGCAAACAGTTTGATGCTCGACTTACCGTCCTCTCCCTTCACCTCAACACCTATGAGGGCAAACTTGCCATCACTACCCTGTGAATAGATACCGACGCCAGTAGGCTTCACCATAATACCGCTATCTGCCAATACATTTCCGTCCTTGTCAAAATTCTGTGCAGCAATATTGATTAGCTTGTCACTCTGTTCGAAGAGCGTGCGATACTTATAGGTGAGGCTATCCACTTTGTCCGTGCTTAGGACAAGCATGTACAGATAGATTTCGCCAGTGAACGACAACTTGAAGTCACCCGTGCCGTTCCAAATACCTTCACAAGTGAATTGCTGGTAGCCGTCCGTCACACCGACCTCCTGCTCAATGTTGAACGATTCAAAATCGGCAAATCCCGTCTTATCCACACCCTCAAAGGTGACAGTGAGTTTTCCGGCAGTAGCGCATCGGTAGAAGAAGGCAAGGTACACGGGTTGCGCCTCCTTCGTCCCGTCCGCATTCGTTGGCATGTCGGGTTTCTTTGCGAGATTCTTATTCTTCTGACAGATGTACTTGTTCTTGATATGTACGACCGTGCGGCCCATGTCCTTGACAACAATGGCGCTATCGCCACGCTTGGATAGTACGTTATTGTTCGCATATATCCATTTATTGCCAACGAGGAAGAATACCGTCTCGTTCTGTGTGCCCCATTTGTCAAAGCCTTCGTTGAATGAGGGGTTGCTAAGATACCCCCTGTCAGGCATGAGGTCTTGGCGCACGCCCTCCACCGCACTCTCTATCTTTCCGTCCGTAATCTCGAAACGGGTCTTTACGTCTTCACCCGTCTCAAGCAGGAATGTACCCTTCAAAAAGGCATTGTCGCAATAAAGACCGTCACCGTTAGGCTGATTCGAGGCAGGAAACCAATCATCATTGATTCCGTCAAGGTTGCCAAGCCGGGCGCGAAGAGATCTATCAAATCCTTTGCGATTCACGCCATTCATGACATCTATGCGAGGGTTTCCATCCTCTGTTGCTGAAATCAGGACGAGATTCTGACGCTTTGTATTGATGGTGTTGCCCATAAGGACACACTCGTCTCCTACGGCTGGAAGGGAATTGGCAAACTCGCTTTTGGGAATAATCACGCCGTCTTTCGTAACACTCGCCACCTCGGCCCAATAACTCTTCAAGTTTTTGCCTGTAAAGGTTTGGCAACGTACAAGATCGTGGGCAACAAACGTATTCTCCTGCTCAAACTCAATAACATAGTTGTCCTCGTATTCTTTGACGGACTTGATTTTTCCATTGGCAGCACTCACGCATATCTGGCCTCCAACACTTCGGATTTTCTCGATCAGCAGCTCGAAAATAACCATCGTTTGGCGAACAGTAAGCCTATCAAGAGTAAGATTAGCGAGCTTTGAATCGTCTATCCAAAGCTTGAATCCGTTTCCGTTGAATCCGTCAACGAAGTTTGGCGTGCCCAAGTACCCGCGCAACTTCACAATATCAGTCTCACACATACCGTCATTGCCAAGTCGCGTGCCGTGGCCTTCCGCACCGCTAACGAATGTCCCGCTATCGGACACGATTACGTCGCCTTTTACTGTGGCGCGTCCATTGCTCTGAAATTCGCCGACGGTTAGCCTGTACTTGGTCGAATCATCATGCAGCTTGGACAGATAAGCCTTATCAGTGATTGACATATTGATGTTAGAGCCGCCACCGCCAGCAAGGTTGGCAAGTGGCCTTACCACCTCTCCCTTGACAGAATCGACGATATTCTTTACGTCACTTTGGGTTATTTCAAGAGACTTGACGAGCTCCACATCAACCTCCATCAATACAGAGTTCTCTGCCTTGACCGTAAAGCTGCTGACAAAAAGCTCATATTGCTTGCCATTGTACTCAACCTTTATTTTTGAGTTTTCGTTCAACCTGCTCGCAAACGATGGATTCTCCTGCAAGAATACGCGAGAAAACTTGACATTGATGTTGAATTGGTCTTCGTTGTTCTCGAACATATACTTGATAAGCGCATCATCCAGTCGCTTCTCTGCTGCCGTAACGAGTGAATACGGCGCTTTGATGCCCGTGATAACAAACTTTTCGCCCTTCTTTGGCTTGAAGTTGTTCGCAGCGTTAGGCATGATGATACCAAGTGTGCTTGCGTCTTTTTTCAGAGCAATCCACAATTCATGTTTGCGGGAATCTTGGTTGTATGTGTCCGACGCGGCATCATCCGGAGAGAGAATGTAGTCGCCAGTCTCTTTGCCGTCAACCTTTTTCAGGTTTCCGATAGCATCCGTGCTGACAGGATTGTAAAACTTCTTTCCATCCGAACTCTTGTGTGTCTGAATTTCAAAGCTACAAGCGGGACAGCCAATGCTATCTATCAAATTGATCTTAGCGGTATCTGACGCCAAGGCACTTGCGAAGAGGTCAAACCCAAACTCTCCGCTAAACTTGTGTAACTTCAAGTAGAAATAGGGATGAGTGTAATTTCCACTATCGTCCTTGATGTCGTTATCCTTTGCGTCAAAGGCCACATCGGCAATCTCACCGAACAGTTGGCCAAGGCCGTCGCTCTGTATAACGTCGTTACGGATTCCGTTGATTGTAGGCTTTATATCATCAAAAGAGACGCTGCCCTGATGGGGCTTGCCTACCTTGTATAAGTTGGCGAATTGATAAAACTCACCGCTTCCATCCGGCTTCTCGTACTTACCATTCTCTGCCAAATAGAATCTGTTAGCGCCACCACTTTTTCTGTAGATACTCGGCATAAGGTTTTGGGACGGAAAGACAAACTTTCTATCCTTAATTTCCACATTCGATGCTGTTTCCTCTCCAGTCAATCCATACGGCACAAAACCGTTGTAGTATTCCATCCCGCATATAGCAGGAACGGCCTTGGATATGTCGGCAAAGATTATCCCGCCATCGTCATACCTAAACGACATTCCTTCGGAATAGAACCAAAGTTCCCCGTCACTCTTTTGGCATGAAACGCCTATCGAGCCTTGAATGGATGCGACGATGTTGAGGTAGCCACCCGTATGATCACCGTCTGACACTTGTTCGCGCTCTTTTACATAATACGAAACAAGATGAACAAACTTGTAGTCGCCAGGAACGGGGCAAACAAAATTGTCGTCAAGAGAAACTTTCTCTGTTCTTGTCCCGTCAACAACTATCGAATATGACGATTCGACAATAGCGAAAAGGTTGTCACATTGATGCTTTTCGCCACGAACTTCACACCGTATTCCAGACAATTTGATGCGAGTGCCGGCATCACAATGTCCGATATGCCACTTTTGGGAAAATTCTTTAAAACACGGTTGGTAATTGCTCCACACTTCGCTGACATAGACATCAATGGTGTTGTCATACTGGCCATCCTTGATCTTGCAAAAGGTAAAAGTCCTGCCAATCGGGTTGTCCAGAGCATATAACTTTTCGAGATTAACCGTTACGTCCTCTTTGTCAATATTCGCAGTATTGAATACGGCAAGTCCAAACTCTCCATCATTGGGGTAGTATTCCGGTATATTGTCGGAAGAGCCACGGCCCGTGATCATATCAACAATCTTCGTGTTTGCATTCTCACGAGATATGGATAACAATGCGTCATTGCGACCGTACCTCACAATGTCCTCGTCGTTATCGGTCAAATCATGCTGGACTTTACCAACATGGCACACCGTTCCTACCCAATAGTAATCCAACTCAAACTCGGTATTGATGAGCTGAATCACATTGGTGATATATTCGTCCTCAAACGATATTTCCTTCACATCGTCCGTACCATATCCGTTATCGACAACAACATAATACCCCCTATCCCCTTGGGCCTTTTGTGGAAAGTAAAGGCCACAGTAAGCAAGGGCACTATTGATTCTGCTGACAAACTCACGAATAGTACCTCCAAACTGGAATTTGGTCTGATTGCTAACATAACGGTCTCCTCCATGGGTATCCTTGTCATAGTCTGACACGACATCAAAGAACAATGTATTATCAAGAATCTCCCTTCGTGACGTAAAGACAATCTCATGCTTGTACATCATGGATTCATTGTCCTTGCTCGAAGAAGGAATGGACGTTACGAAGAATCGCTCGCCAAGAAACTCTACAAATTCATCATACGTCCAATCATCATCAAGGGGACGCTCATAGTAGATGGTTGCCGTAAGCGTAGGCGCGCCACCCATACGCTTACCACTATAAGTATATGAGCCGACAATCGCCTCCTCGCCTTTGGCAGGAAAGCTCACGGCATTTCCATCCACAAGCCTTTGAATATGTAACGCGCTCGCCTTCATTTCTATTCGTTAACAGTTTCCTTAGTCTGAATACCTCCATTTTCCTTCTCGGGAGCAACCGCCTCGTTGCCCATACGGATTTCCTCGTCGGGAGTTGATACCGTGTTCTTCTCCACGCCTGTCTTCGTTGAGATAAGTCCTGCTCCACGAAGCGTGCAAAGCATCTGGTTCCATGCTGCCTCGTCAAACGGTTGCCACGTCTTGAAGGAAGTGCTGATACGCATTTCCTTGAAATCTGTTATGGCAGTCGGATTCTCACCAGACGAAACAAGTTGCTTGGCAAGTCCCTCCTTGAAAAGACGGGAATGTTTGCTGACGAAGTTCTGCCACTCAATGACAGCATTTGATGCAGTCTCAATATCAAGCGAACGGGTCATTTGAATGGCCAGTCCACTAATGTCTCCACTCGACTTAACGTCCTTCGGAAGGATGAATGTACAACCGCACCCAATCTGAATCAAATCAAGAATGGACTGCAAAAACTCTATCATGTTTGCAGGAGAAGGAGGTGCTTTGAACTCGGCGCTTCCCTTGCCGTCAATGCTGGAATCGTTCAAGATGATTGAGCCGGCTATCTTCTTGGCCGTCTCGTTGAACTTACCCTTGATGTAGAGAATACCCCATCCATGACGCTTCTGAATCACGCCAAAGATATTGTACATAATCTCAAACAATTCGATAAGATTCTGCACATTGTTCCATGCTACATCACCACGCTTCGTAACAAGCGGGCTCTCGGAGAAGCCATGGACCTCCTCGTACTCCAAATTCCAACCCCGTTTTATCTCTTGCGTATCAACGTCTGTAACAAAAGAATCCGTGAAATGGTAATGCTTCGTATCGTCGTAAGCATCAATGTGCCGAACATTGTCCTCCGTTCTGTAGTACACACAGTCAAGCAGAGGCTCGCCATTATCATCCTTGTGCGTAATGATTTGGTAGCCGTCGGAGTAGGAGAAAAGACGGGACTTCACCTCGTTCTTCTCATTCATATAGATAAGGAGGCCAACGTCGCCATTGCTCTGTTGGATCGATACGGCTTTAGTGCCAATTCCGTCCTGGTTGCTATTCTCCCAATGCCATTTGAAGTCGGCAAAGTTTTTCTTCAACTTCTCACTTGGGTTGCTGTCGTGAAGTACATGAACACGCTTGTTTCCACCAAGAGAAAGCACGACTTTCTCCAAAATCCGCTTTTGGAACGGGATGCCGATACGCTGGAACTTAATCTCTTGGTAGCCGCCATCGTCGAGTTTCACGCATATACTCGGGAGGTTGTTGTCAAAAATGACATCATGGCTATACGGGTCAAGCTCCTTGGCAAACCGCTCCTGGCTGATAATGGTCTTGCTTACATGTGGAAGAATGGCCTCACTGCGATAGTCCGTTCTTGTGTTCGCGCCGTCGGTAGAATCATTAACGGACACTACGGACGTTCCTCTCAAAAACGGCTTCTTCAAAAGCAGCTTCTGAGGGTTGTTCAAAAAGTCGTTAATTATATCTTGTCTCTTCCTACTCATTGCTATGATCTGTTACTTGTTCGTTATCAATATCTTCATTGTTCTCCGACGGATCTATGAGGCCGTAATGGGTGCAGCAAGCCTTCTTCGCCGGCCAATAGTTGCACTCTCGGTTGGTGTTAGGACAAACAATGTCGTGCTTGCTCGGAACTACGATGATGCGCCTTTGCTTTTGGCTCTCCTCCATCTCAAACTTATCGTTCAACTTCACGCGAATGTCGGCCTTCATCTTCAAAGCATCCTTGGCCTCCAGGTCTCCTGCGTTGAACGAATCCTCAATCTGCGTGAGCATTTTGAGCAGCTCGGCCTTGTTCTCCTCTCGCGTAATGGTTTTGTTGGTGACAACTCCGACGCCGAAAGGCTCAAGCAAAACGAGTAGCTTCTTGAATCTCGGCGTATTGTAGAATCGTTCAGCGTCCTTCTCGCTCTTGTTGTAGGCGAGGCGGTAGGCGAGCGACTTATCCTCAAGCGAATCGCACAGCACGGCAAATGCCACATCTTTTTCTGAAACAGATTGCCAATCCATGCGTGCGGATTCCAAAATCATTCTTACATCTTCTTTTTTTATCATAAGTCAATATCTTTAATACCACATTGTTTCGTCGAAAATGCTCTGCTTACCACGTCGGTCGCTATCCATATCGCTCTCCTCATAAGCGGCCTCAAAGCCTCGTTGAAGTTCCGTGCCATACTCCATATCCACACATGGGTACATACGCATGGCGCACGGGTCAAGCAAGTCCATAGAACGCCCTTTGCCAAGGTTGCGATTCATGTCCTTCTTGTTCATCAATCGCTTCTTTCCCGACTGCATTTTGAAGAATCGCACTACGCTACACTCCTCAAGAAACTCATTCTGAATCGTAACACGATACTTTAGGTTTTGGTGAGTATATGTTGAATTTGACACCACGTCGGAGAAGGTCAACTGGCCACGCTTGATCATGTAGCACAGACGCATGTAGCAAATGTCTTTGAGCGTCATTCCCGTAAGAGCGTACAAGCCTATGGCACGAGACGCTGAAATGTATGGGATTGCGTCGGGAATGTAGTCACTGAAATATCGGCCGGCAGTAGCATCATAGATAATGTGGCTCTCTGATACTCCGTTTCGGGCCGCGAACACTTTTGCCTTCTCTGCATTCAGTCTCGGCGTAGTGTGCATGGCAATCTCAACGTCCTTCACATGAAATCCGTTCCAGGCCAACATGAGCGTATTGTCGCTTCCAAAGTCAGCAAGGTCAATCGTTACCCAGTTGTCTCCGTTAACGGCAGGGTCGTTCAGGAACACATCGCGGGCAGATTGGCTTGGTATCGGTATGCTTTCCTCCTCCTCGGGATCAACATTGAAGTTTCCCTCCAAAAGGGCCTGCGCCATTCTTCCACCCGATGCAGCAACAGAACCGATATAGTTGGCATTGTTACCAACGAGACCCTTATTCTCGCTGATTTTGCCCTTGTAGAACACGAAACTTTTTATCATGTTCTTATAGGTAAAATTACCACCTACGGCTGCAAGTTTTCTGTCAATATCGAGTTTGCATTTCTCATAAACCTCACGCTTGGTGTCACCCCAAACAACATCCTTGACAGTCGGGCCATTGCAATAGAAATATCTAACTTTCCCGTCACGTTCTGGAATAACAAAACCATCTGGGCCTATATACCAATCAAGGAATATTCTCGTCCAATGGCTACGCTTTGGATTGAGCGTTGCAAAGAATTTACCCGTAAACGTCTTACTCTGACCGCGATTTCGGGTCATTACATAAGAGAATACCTCCCATGACATTTCCGTCAACTCGTCAATGGCAATCATATCATACTCCCATCCTTTTGCACGCTCTCTTAACTTATCTATGTTAGAATCATCAAGATACGTCAAGTCAACGAACGTTCCGTTAGGAAATGATACGCGAGGAGAGTCGCTTTCTTTAACCCTTATATAGTCAGAGCCGAATATCTGCTTGAATTTCTCAACAAAACCACCACCAGCCTTTTGGTTGCCAAGCGAACGACGTGAAATCATCGCACGGAAATCTGGATCTGTCATTAGCGGCTCTGCCATAGCAAGTACCAAAGCAAAGCTCTTTCCAGCAGCCAAAACTCCACCTCCGACTACAACATCGACATTACTCTTCACAAAGGATTTCTGAAAACCCTCCTGCGGCTCAATTGTTATGTCTTTTACACTACCCATGCTGCAAAAATACGAAGTAATACATTATTACATATAGCAGAATAAATATTTATTGGTCAGCTGACCAATAAAGTTTGCAGTTTATTTTTTTACTGTCAGTTATAGCCGTATTTTTGCAGTACGTTTGTTAAAATACGAGAAAGAATGAAGTTTACAAAGAAGCAACTTTTAGACACCCTAAAGGGTAAGCTCACCGCAAATGGGAAACACCTTTCCATTAGCGACAAAACCATTACGAGCCTTAGTGATTCCCACTACGACTTGTTGGTCAACGAAGAGACGGAACTGGACGACTTCGTGTCGAGGATTCTTCCGCAGTTTGTCACGCTTAATGGCAACTACGAGAAGGACAACGCCGACTTCATCAAGTCTTGGCAGAAGGATCACCCTTCGGGCTCTGGCGGTAATGGTGACGGCAAAGGAGACGGCAAAGGAGACGGCAAAGGTAACGGAAACGGTAATGGCAGCGGGAGTAATCCCGAATTGACAGCATTACTCGAACGGCTCAAGAAGCTGGAGGAGAAAGAAGCCGCCGTTGAGGCCGAAAAGGTTCTGTCTCAGAAAAGAAGTGAACTTCGTGCCAAGTTGAAGGAGAAGGGTGTAAAGGACGACAAGTGGGCGGAGACGTACTTGAAGAAGCTGACCATCACGAATGATTCAGACCTTGACAAGGAGGCCGCAGACGCTTTGGAGTTCTACAACATGGCCCATTCGTCCACCACGCACAACACGCCTGGAGGCAGCGGCGGTAGCGAGACGAAGACGGACTGGTCTGACGTAATCAACATCATCAACCCTGACGCTGGCAAGTAACAGTTTTCACCCTTAATTACAAGAATCATGGCAAAGAATGATGATTTTTATTTGAATCGCGGCATTGGCGGTTATTTCAGTGGCCGCACCCTCATTCAGGCAAGCGGTAAGATTGGCGGCCATCGGTCTGTCTTCGTGAATATCGTTGGCAACCGCAAGGACGCGCTCCGTTATCCTACGTTTGGTGGCGTGCTGCTCAATCCGTTCAAGGGCCGTGCGAAAATCAACGCGGGCGACCTTGTGGAGTACGACCCCGGCATTGAGGATCCCGAGACGGGCCCTTCTGTGAAGATCATGAAGATTTTCGAGCTCGCCAAGAATGTTGTCGCTACGGACAAGACCATCAAGATCGTTCGCAATGGCTACCGCCACATCCCCTTCATTGGAGACAATATCATGGCCGCGCCTTCTACGCTCGACGGCAAGGGTACGGGAATCACCGTTGTTGGTGTCACGGAGACAAAGGAAAGTGGCGTGGACGTATGGGAGCTTGCCCTCGGCGCAGAATTTGGCGCTACGGCGAAAAAGGGAGACATTTTGGTCGAGGCCGCAAAGGCAGGTGCAGAAACCACCGCAATGGTGACTAATCCCAATGCCTACGCGGATTCCGACATGGACTTCTTCTACGACCCGAACATCTCTCGTTCGTCCGAGGAGTATGGCGCACAGTATTCCTTCACGCCGGCCTTGGCCAACTCCGACACCATCCTGCACTTGAAGAAGATCAACAAGTTGCCGCCCGCCGTCCTCGCTCTCAACCAAAGCAAGGTGAAGGGCTGGTTCTATCTTTAAGTTTCAGTCTCACAAACAGGTAAAAAATTAGTATTTAGGATTATGCAGCAATTTGATTTTAACAATTCGAGATACGCCAAGCTCTTTTCGAGCAAGGACAACTTGAACTTCCTCAAGACTTTCCTTGATCAGAAGAATCTTCTCTACACCAACTATGGCTGGTACAGCACGCAGGGCCATCGCGCCTCCATGCCAACGCCTACCGACTATGACGGTGTGGCCACCTATAGCGTGAAGTCAAGGAAGGCCGAGGCCGCTCCGTTGATGCACCTCCGTGCCCCGCTTGGCGATGCTCCCGAGATGGACAGCGAGGGCATCAGCGTATATTCTGGCTCCATCCCCGATTTTATCGGCTACAAGTGGTCGGAGAACGCTCAGCAGCGTGAATACAAGGAGAAGTTGTTCCAGCAGTTCGGCAACGATGCTGACCTCATTGCGGCTTGGGTTCGTGATGTCGTTCAGGTCGGTAAGAACTCTGCCGAGGCAACGCTCAGCAACCTTACGGCCCAGCTCATGACGAAGGCTTCCATGTCTTGGAAGGGCAAGGGTGAGGGTTTGCAGCAGTTCTTGCAGAAGATTGAACCCTTCCCCGAGGAGAACAAGAAGAAGGCCGGCGTAAAGGCGTGGACTGACCCCGAGTGTAAGATTATCACTCAGATGCGCAAGATCGAGGACGACTACCGCGATGAGCGCGGCGGCTACGAGGGTGCGCTTGTGTGGAAGATGACCCGCAAGATGTACCGCGAGACCTTCCTGGAGAATGCCGAGGTCAAGGAGTGGTATCAGAAGTGGTGTGTGGCCAAGCGCATGGCCTATACCGACAGTATGCAGGTGCTCGATGAGGACTTCAAGCGCACGCTCTCAGACATGACGGGCCTCTCGCCCATTGAGATTGTTGTCGAGAAGGAGCGCAACAAGACGGTGAACACAGACACCTTCGTGCAGGGTTGGGAGGACAAGTATGTAGTCTTGTGCCCCGCTGGCGATTCCGTTGAGTTTAAGTGGACGCCTATCTACGACCAGGCTTTGCAGCAGAAGTACGGCGCAAAGAACATCGACGTTTCCTGGGCCTCCATTGCTAACGGCCTTGTCACCGTGGGCAACTATGCCATTGACAACGGCTTGTTCCGTGAGTGGCAGACCAAGGTAATGATGTCGGCTTGCCCCGTCCTTATCGACTTCATGAACCATGTGATCATCGACACCTCTACGGCAAACTAATCACATGTCACGACAACTGACACGCTAACGTATAACTATCCTCACCATCATGGCAGTTCAAAAATTCGACATATTGGACTATCTTAGCGGACTGACGAATTTCGTCTTTGACAAGTCTGTACTGAAAAGGGTTGCATTGGAATGCGGCGTTTCCGAAATTGAAGCATACGCGGAGCTCACGGAGGAACATCGTGACCGATGCAAGGCGGCTCTGTTGGAGACGATTGTATTTGGTGTCTATCAAACGGCATCATCAACGACACAACACGGCTCTTACACCCTTACGGTTGGGTCTCAGACGATAACGCAGAAGTCCCTCGCCAGTATCAAGTCAGAACTTAAGCGGCTCTACGAGAAACTCGGCGAAGAAGACAAACTCGATGCTTTGAACGGCTCTGATGGCGATGTTAGGTGGATTAACGAATACGAATGACGATGTACACGGATAGAAACGCAATGGTAGAGTATGAGTACGACGGAACGTTCTACAAGAAGGGGTATGGCGTGCCCGATGATGGCGACCTGCTTTCTGACGAGCGGGACGACGAAACGGTCATTCTCACCACCAAATGCGACATTCAAAAGACGGACAAGTTGTTCACTTCGGGTGTGGTGTCAATGGGATATAGCATCTACTTTCCCATGCCACAGACGGACGAAGGCGAGGAACGCTTGCCGGAAGGAATGAAGGTGGGCATCAGATTTCGTGGCGAGATGTACGGAATGCCCGTGGAGGGAATGGTCATTGGCATAGAGCCTACCAAACTTCATGGTTGCGTTGCGTACATCAAGGGAACGGACATTTAGTCTCAATAGGTAACATAGGATAACAGAATCATGGCACATGGAACACAACGCAGGCTATCACGCATTGAGAATTTCTTTTCGATGCTGCTTGCAAAAAAGGGCATTGCGGATCAAGTGATTGTAGGCGAGCTCCCCCCAACTACGGACAAGGAGTGGGAGACGTTCGTCAACATTGATGTGGGGCAGCAGACGGACAAGGGGGCATACTCTACCGGCTTTGCCAACATCTATTTGTACGCAAGGCCCAAAGGCAGTCCTCCCGTGAAGAACGTAAAAGCCCTTGACAAGATGGAAGGTATTCTTGACGAGGTTATTGCTTCCTCACGGCATAAGGACTATTCCATCCATGAGTTGTACCGCGATAGCGGGTACGACACTCAGCGACAATTCCACTTCAATATGGTTAGCGTGTCAGTTATTACGAAATAACGTTTTTTCAAACTAAAAAAGAATACTATTATGGCAAACAAAGTAATTCATACCAACACGGGATCATTCAAGTTTATCAAGCCAGACTATATCGTGGCAACGATGTTCACGGGTGCAGAGGTGGACGAATCCGCTCCTCTTGGTGATTCGTACATCCTTGAGGACGTAGTGGAGGACACCACCTCCATCTCGCAGGACGACAACGAGACCACGGACATTGAGTGCGAGACCTCCGATTCGCCCATCATCTCTATCGTAAAGCTCGGCAAGTATCAGCTTGCGGCAGAGGTCGGTGACACTCAGGCCGAGTTGCTCAAATCACTTTGCGGCTTCATTGCGGACGAGGCCGGCAAACGCACGATTGCGCCGTCGGCCTACAAGCCCATCTACGCTAAGTTTGACGTAGTGCAGACCCAGCCGGACGGCACGAAGATGGTAGCCTATGTGCTCCCGAAGGTGCAGCTCAATTCCAAGCTCACCATTGAGTCTCTGAACTCCAACTTGGCAAAGATTGCGCTTGCTGGAACGGCGAAGGACATTACCCTCACGATTGGCGCTAAGACCTACCGCACGCCGTTCTATATCAACCACGACTACACCCTTCCTACCGCGACCGAGTAGCGGCGTAGTGCATCTCTTGTCTTATACTATCATAATTCCAAAGTGGCGGCGGCTTCATGCCGTTCGCCATTTTTTAATGTACGAATATGGGTGCATTTTACGAAAAGGCTATCAACAAGCTGCTTGATTCGTTAGAGAACGACGCAAGGAGAATTTTGCGTGAATGCGTGGAGGAGAGAACGTACCAGCATAGGACACGAAACCTTTACGATTCATACGGGTATGGTATCTATGTGAATGGTGTGCTAAAGAGAACGGGGTATCTATCTTCGTCCCCTATGGCCAAAGTGCCGAGGCACATTTACGGAAAGGACGTGAGGGGACGTGAGGAAATACGCTCATACCTCGAAGGCAACAAGAAGAAAGGTGGCATTTCCCTGGCCATTGTTGCGGCCATGCCCTATGCAAAAATACTTGAGGAGGGAGGCGGCAGGCTCAAGCATTCCTATCGCGTCATTTCGATGTCGTTCCAAAAGTTGGAGCAGATAGCAGGAAAGTACAATGCGACCGTTTCGGCAATCAAATAGATAAATATCATGGCAGTCTATAGAGCGAAAAAAGACAAATCGCAGGAGGCTGTGGCCCGAAAGGAGAGAGAGAAGCGGGTGATGCCCGATTCGCCCATCTCTGACGAAGCTATGGAAAAACTGGCGAAGATAATGAACGATTCTCCCACCATCGTCAAGCTGAAAGGCACGGTGTGGGAAATTCACGCCTTGAAGCCAGGCACGCAATGGCTTATTGCGGATGAGGCTTGCAAAATAATTCGTGGCGAGAAGATGTCAATGGGCGACGTTATCAAGGAGTTTGCCACCAACCTTCCATCCGTGGCAAGGGTGATCACGCTTGCCCTGCTCAACGACAAGAAGCGAATATACTCTGACGAATATCAAGAAGTGTATGAGCAACTCCTTTGGGGCGAGAGCGACGTGAGGGATTGGGCAACCATGCTCGTTGAAATCCTAAACCTCCTCGACGTGGATTTTTTCTTCGCGAGTACCAATGTTATTCAGACCGTCCGCAATCAAGCCTTGACGAGGAAGACACAAGCAGCAGAATTGTCCCGTCAAGGACAGAATACGGACAGATGATAGACTTTCTTAGGGCCAACACTTGGTGCTCGCAGGAAGAATACAAATGGGCAATGACCGTTCCGCAGGTGAGGCTCGCAAGTATGGACTTTACCCATGTGGAATACCTCTCGGACAAAGAGACGAAGGGGAATGGTCGCGGCAAACGAAAAAATGAGACCGTAATAGGGAGCGCAGACGACCTAAAGAGGCTCAACGATCTTGGCTTGCCGATTATATAAACTACTAAACATTCAAGTTATGAGCGATGCAATAGGAAGCGAGCTTTTTATCAGCAAAGAAGCACTCAACGCTATTGAGCGTGCTGACAAGAGGTTGCAGAACATACAAGAGACCGCAAGGGCAATGGGCACTACTGTGAACAATGCCTTTACGGCCATGTCTGGCGGTGCTAATATGTTCGCCGACAACCTCGACAAAATCATTCAGAAGATGAGGGCTATCGGCACGAATGCCACCGCTGCCGGCCAAAATCTCAACAACTCCTTCTCCAACATAGGAAATAGCGCAAGGGACATGGGTGGAAGCGTCACCAAAGCCTCCGAGGTCATTGATGGCATGCGGCAGAAGCTGTCAAGCATGAGTGGTATGGGCACGGGAGGCATCCAGCAGGCCGCATTGGCCTTAGAGAGGCTTCAAAAATCCATGCAGAACAAGAGTGGCATGAACATTGCCAACCTCAAGGAGGAAATTACTGCGATCAACAGTATCCTCAAGGACAAATCATACAACCTTACGTCCTCTGAGCAAGACGAACTTGTGAAGCGCAAAAAGCTCTTGCAGGATGAGCTCAAGTATCAGGAGCAGATGTATCAGGAGCGGACTGTGGCCTACCAAAAGGCCCTTGACCGAATGGCAAGTGCGCAACAGTCATACGAGAACAAGCAGCGAAAGAATGCTAACGAGCTTGCACAGAAATATCGTGAGAAGAACTATGCCACAAACACGACGTACCAGGGCGCACTCGACTTCTCCCGTAGCGCAAATACGCTCAATAGGCAAGCCCTTGCAGTAAAATACCTTGAAGAGGCAAAGCGCAAGTTGTCGAAGACGGATTCTGACTACACTACGAAGCTGAACGCACTCAATGCGGCCATAGAGAAGCACAATGCAGAGCTCAATGCGGCAAAGCCATTGACCGAGGCGGCACGGGCGCGTCAGGCGAAGGAGTTGGAACGCCAAAAACGTGAGAATACCTATGCCACAAACACGTCGTTTAATGGCGCACTCAAATTCTCTGAGGATGCAAATACGCTCAACGGGCATGCTAAGGCAATAGAGTATTTGAGAGTGGCCCGCATGAAACTAAATACGACGGATCAGGACTATAGAAAGAATCTCAATACCTTAAATGTCGCCATAGAAAAGCACACAAAGGCGCTTCGTGATGCGGGTGTGTCCGTCCAGGGCCTCGGAAAGAAGTATTCTTACCTTGACCGGTACATATCTCAACTCATTCAACGCACGGCGGTACTATTCACTTTCAACTCGGCCAAGGACTTCATACGGCAGATTGCCGAGGTGAGGGGCCAGATGGAGATGTCACAACGTTCCCTGGAATCCATGTTGCAGAACAAGGTCCAGGCCGATGAGATATTCAACAAAACCGTGCAACTGGCCGTCAAGTCTCCGTTCCGCATCAAAGACTTGGTGAATTACACCAAGCAGCTTGCGGCATACCGTATTGAGAACGACAAACTCTATGACACCACCAAGCGGCTCGCCGACGTTTCTGCGGGACTTGGTGTTGATATGAGCCGTCTTATTCTCGCCTACGGACAGGTCAAGGCTGCGGCCTATCTTCGTGGCTCTGAGGTTCGCCAATTCACGGAGGCGGGCATCAATATGTACGGAGAGTTGCAGGCTCTCTTCAAGGAGCGAGACAACGCAGATTATACGACGGCACAAATCGTCGATATGATCTCGAAGAGAATGATCAAGTTCAAGGACGTGGAGCAGGTGTTCCAGCGGCTCACGGACAAGGGCGGTATGTTCTACGAAATGCAGGAGCGGCAGTCGCAGACCCTTTGGGGTATGATCCAAAAGCTGGGCGACGCCTTCGACGTAATGCTCAACGAAATTGGAAAGAGTAATGAAGGTGTTTTGAAGGGCACGGTCGCTTCGGCCATTGAGTTGTTGAAGCATTGGCAGACTATTGCGTCGGTAGCCAAGACGGCCATCGCTTTCTTTTTGGCTATCAAGACACACTCCATTGCCATTGCTATGTGGAATAGCAAAATCGTGACTGCGCTTCGTGTTCAGTATAATAGCGCAAAACAGCTTCAAGGACAATGGCGCGCTATGGGCTCGGTCATATCGAACGTCGTAAAGAGCACCGGATTGCTAAAGTCGTTAGGTATCGGACTGGTTGGAATGGTTGCTGCATTTGGCCTTGATGCAATTATTAGCCATTTCCAAAAAGTTGCCGAAAAGGAGCGAGAGATTGCACAGGTAAACAGAGAATTTGCGGAAACGTTCGACAAAATCCAAGAAATACAGAACAAATTTGGAACGGAAGACGACAACAAGAGCATTGAGGATAAAAAGAAGGCTTTTCAGGAGCTTATCACTTTGATGCAGAATGCGAACTTTGATATAAAGATCAACATCGAAGGTCTGTCAAAAGAAGAACTTGCAAAGCAATTCAATGTAGCCAAGGGTGAAATTCTGCGTTTCGCAGAAGATGTGCGAGTGCTTAATTATTTCACCAAAGAAGACTCGGACGTAAAAGAAATGTCTGACAAATATTCTGCACAATATACGAAGATCATTTCCAAGACGACCGACTTGCGCTCCGTGCTTGACAAAGTTTCCGTTGAATACAAGAACCTCAGTAAGGAGGCACAGAAGTATTACGACATAGCCGCAAAGCCACAACAAGCCAACGAGGATCAAATGGCGTACACCATGAGGTTGAAGAACGCCTTGCAGGATATAGCTGCAGTTACCGAGAGAAGCCAACGAGTAGGAACGGCCCTGCCTGGATTTGTCCATGAAATCAATGTTGAAACAAGAAAGCTCAACAACGAGATTGCCATACTGGATCAACAGAAAAACGAACTGTTCAGGTTTGATCCAAAGACAAATACTTTTTCAGGTGTCTATGCTAAACACATGAACTATTTGAAAAGATCCTTTGAAGATACTGTTCAAAGTGGCATCAAGGATGGTCTTTCTAAAGATGAAGCTCTTAAGCATGCAAGGGTTATCATCAAGCCAAAAATCGATGCGTTTACAACGCAAAACGAGATTGATGATGTAGCAAAACAGTTTATTGAAAATTTTTTTGGCATCAAAGTCAATATCGACAAGGCGAACGTAGAGGAAGAGGCGTCATGGATTGATACCTATCTTGAGCAATTTTTCAGTAAAAGGAAGTACAAAATCAATGTAGAAGTTGGTCAACTTGATTCATACGCCGAAGGACTAAAAAGCTTCATTGAAAGTGGAGACAAAGCGAAGCAGCAGTACGAATTGGCAAAGAAGTTTCTTGAAAGATTTGACAAATTGGAAAGTACTCCACATGGGTGGATAAAAGTAGATCCAGACATACGAACCATCATGGGAGGCTCCATACCTCTTGCACAGAACTGGATTCACAAGGATAAGGTAAAGGCGCAGGTGCGAGAGCTCATGCGCGCATATAAAGACGAAACCGTTGGCCTTGGTGTTGACCCTGACGAGAAAGAAAACAAGAAGCGGGGCAAAGAAAGGGAGAGACAGCGAAGAAGGGAACAGAAAGAACAACGAGACATTCTTTCTGAGCGCATCAGCCTGCTCGCTGACATGAATAGCAAATACAATGAGCTACTGAGGAACGAAAGCAAGGAGGACGCGCTCCTTCACACTCGCAAGTACTTCAAAGAGGCGGCAGAGAACGTGGGATGGAGTACGGACGACATCATGCCGGATGACAAGGCCGTGGCCGACCGCATCAGGAAGATTGGCCGCATGTTCAAGGAGCTTACGAAGCGGGGTGACGCATTCCGTAAGGCGGCAGACATCGAAATGAACGGAAGTCTTAAAGTTTACGAAAAGCTGAGAGACCAAGTTTCCACAGATATTGATGAGGCATTCGCCGGCCTTGACCTCTACAAGAGGCTCAAAGACAATAACGTCAGCGAGAGTGTTATCAGAAAGTCGTTCGGAGACCTTGCCCACTCCTTTGATGATCTGCGCGACATGGTGAATCGTGTCTTCAATCAATACACCTCTGCCTACTTCGACAAAATGTATGGCAGCGACCCCAACCAATGGTCGCAGGAAGTACTAAAGGAGTATGAGGAGGCTATCAAAGATACGGGCAAGGCCATGCAGAAATACTTCGGCGAGGAGCAATACAAGCAGTACAAGGAGGCTATGGCCCGTATTACCAAGCAGCAGAACCAACAGGCCATCGACGACTTCAACAAGCTGACCAGCGACTACAAAACAAAGCTGACGGAACAACTGGAGCTCGACAAATGGTATGTGGAGGAACGTCGCAAGATATACGACGACGAGACGTTGAAGAATAATCCAGAATTACAGAAGGAATATCTCGACAACCTCAAGAAGCAGTACGACAAGAAGACTACGGACAACTCCTGGAAGTCGTTCCAAGAAAGCGATATGTATATACGCCTCTTCGAGAACCTTGATCATGCTTCAACCGCCATGCTGACGGCCATGCGGGAGAAACTACAGTCCATCAAAGAGAGTTTCAAAGACCTCGATCCTGCACAAATCAAGCAAATTGTGCAACAAATGGAGAAATTGGACGAGAGAATCCTTGCCAACAACCTCAAGAAGAACCCGTTCAAAAACCTTGTGTCAAACATCAAGGAGTATGTCAAGTTTGCAAAGGAACGTGAGCAGATTGAGAAACGCTACACGGCCTACCTCAAAATGCAGAACCACCTTGAAGCGCAAAAGCGGGAAGAAGAACTACTCGTGGCCGAGGCCGACGAAAATTACAAAAACGAGGAAAAGGTGCATGGCGCGGATTCCGAGGAGGCCAAGTCGGCCAAGTCGGTGCTGGAGGTAAGAAAGCAGAACCTTGCCGTTATTACCCACCAATTCGAAGAACAGAAGAAGATAACGGAGGAGGAGGCCAAACAACTGAAAAATGGCGAGAAGCAAAAGAAGGACCTCACGGAGCAACTACAGAAGATTGGAGAATCCTTCGGAGACGCGGCTGCAGTCATCAAGGCGTCGTTTGAGATGCTGGAAGACTGGGGCATCAACGCCGAAATCCCCGACGAAATAACAGAGATAGTCGATGGCCTCGAAAAGATTGATTCAGCCCTGCAACAGATTGCCTCGGGCAAGGTTATTACAGGCTCGGTCTCTCTCATCGGTGGCATTGGCAAGGCTCTCGGAGGCATCTTCGGCTGGGGCACGAAGGACAAGAAGCTGGAGAAGAAGATTGCCAACCACCAAAAGGCCATCGAAAGGCTCTCGGAGGCTTACGAAAAGCTGAAAGAGAGCATGGATGATGCGTGGAGCATGGAGGACTTGAAAAAGTACAACGACGAGATGGTGAAGAACATTGAGTTGCAGAACGCCAACCTTCGCTCCATGATTGCTGCGGAAAAGGACAAGAAAAATTCCGATAGCGACAAAATCCACGAGTATGAAAAGCAGCTTGAGGAAAATATGAAGGCACTCAAGGAAGCGAAGGAAAGCCTCATCGAGCAACTGGGTGGATTCGGGAGCGAGGCCAACTACAAGGCGGCGGCGCAAGCCTTCGCGGACGCATGGTTTGACGCTTACAAAGAGGGCAGCAATGCACTCGACGCACTCAACGAGAAGTTTGAAGAGTACAATCAGGACCTTATCAAGAAGCAGCTCATGCTCCGGGTGGAACAGAAATACTTGAAGCCATTGCTTGAGATGGTTGACAAGTCGCTGGAAGAAGGTAGCGACGGTGGCATGATGCTCACGGACCAGGAACTTGCCGCAATCAACAAGCTTGGCTATTCGACAATGAAGCAGTTGGACGAAGCATTCCGGAACGTGACGGATTCGATCGGTTTTGTTAGTAAGGCGAAAGACAACCTTTCGGGCCTCCAGCAGGGCATACAAGCCGTCACAGAGACTACGGCAAAGTCGTATGAGGGATTGCTAAACAGTATGAGATACTACCTCGCAACACAACAGGCCGACGTGAGAATCATCCGTGATACCCTCCTCGAAAGGCTCGGGACGATTGCTCAGCAGCAGGCTGGCGGTTCGTCAAACATCATGGTGGATCTCCTGCAACAGCAAGTGGAGTATATGAAGAGGCTATCGTCAAACTTTGAAAGCGTCATGAAGGCGGGACACTCCAAAGGAGGATATGGCCTGCGGGTATTCCTCAACTAACGGACGATAAGCCATACAAGAATGCGGGCAGTACGGGTCTCACGACTGGTACTGCCCTATTTTTATTGATATGAAAGCATAAAAGTACAAAACAATCTATTTCCGATTATTCCATCGAGAAGACGGAATATGAGTTTTCGTGTATTTGATTGCGCCACGACAATGGTTCGTTATTCCAACATGGCTATCGTCGCCATAGACGTACACCTCGCAAGCACCAAAGACAGAAAGATGAATCTCAGAGCCACCACACACATACACACGGCCATAGGACGAAGGAGGCACGACAATATTAAGGCACTTGCATCCCGCAACAAGCGTTATGGTGGAACGAAGGTGATGCAGACCCTCCAGGCAAACGAGCATCTCGCTGGAATAGCCATCGCTATCGCGCTGGTATTGGCCGTTGATGTAGTCGGCAAAGTGCCTATTGAAGAAATCCACGCCCAATCCCCAACCGAAAGCGATGGAATCGGCAATGAAATCCACACCGTTAGAATCAAGGGCCAAATCCATCAACTGGCGCTTGTCGGTACATTCGTCCCACTTCTTCTTGTACTGGTCACAAAGACCAAGGGACATGGCAACACGCTTGAAAGACAACAAATCATTTACCATAGATCTCACGCAGTTTTGATAAGACATGTTCGTAAGCGGCAGAATAGGCGGAATCACTCCTGCGGACATGGCGGCTCTTGCGGATACTGCGCATGATGCTCTCACGAACCATACCCGCACGCTGGGAAATAACGGAATAAGAGAAGCCGTACTTGTTGTGGAAGATGTCAAAGACGAAGCCACGGGCCACGGAACGGCAAACGGGTATGTTGCCCGTGCCAGCGTACAAATCTTCAACAGAGACGGCAGCACGGCCCGTTGAGGCCAAAGCCTCAGAGACACCCTCGCAGACCAACACCTCCACATTCATCATGATGTAATTATCCCTTTTTCTCATCGTCAAATATCCGTTCATAACCATAGTCGCTAACAATAAAACCTACATGGCCGACGGCCTTCTTGTCAGAAGGAGAAATGACACCGGCCTGTATCATACGCTCACGCATTTCAGCGGTAATAGTGGGAGTGAGGCGCTTGCCACGGCCATACGACTTCTTGTTCACATGAAGCACCTGCTTGGGAGTGGCGCGGCCGTTAGGGTCATACTCTATCCCGTTCTGAATAAACGGAATGAAGATGCCCTCGCGCACATTGCCCTGAGCGTCGGCCATGCGCACAATGCGATAGTCCCTATACAAAGAAAAGTATATGGAAACATAATACCGATCACGCCACTCCTTCGCGTCCCCTGTGTCAGCCATTGTCCTCTTCTGCTAACATTTTCTGCACGTCCTCGGCAAAGGAGGCCCTGGCACCATCCTCAAAGTTCTTGCGGAGATCATCAGCACTCTCCTCCTTGACATCGGCAGACATGGCCGCATCAAGTTCCTTCGTCTTCTCAATGAGCCATTCAAAACGACGGTAGGCATACTCAGTAGCCTTGGTAACGTCGGTGAAGGCCGTCAAAGGATAGAGCATGTTGGTGACGGTCAAGAAAGACAACGATTCTACAAGCTCACCATAGGTATTACCCGTCTCGGGCTCTTCCTCGTCCTCCTTGCCGATAGAGCTATTCTTCAACTCTACAAGATTGCAGAGCCAGGAATACAAAGATGTTTCACGGCTGGTATCCTCAGCAGGGTCGAAAGACCAAGCCTTGCAGCGAACATCAAAGCCATTAGAAGAACGGAAGATTGCGCCATCCTTGAGAATAAGGACAACAAACGAATCAAAATCGGCGGCATCCACCAATTTGTCCTCGTCAACGCCATCAAGAACAGAGAGGATATGCGGCGGCCAACGCTCTTCGTTCTTTTCTTTTTCTGTTTTTTCCATAATCTATTTTATAAGTTAAGTGGTAATCATACTACAACGAAAGACGACGGCCATACTCGGCTATCAGCAAGGCGTCACAGGTGGCAAGTGTGATCTTACGGCCAAGGGACGGAAACAACTGCTGGGCCTTGCCCTTCAAACGATTCTTCCATTCCGTCTTGCCATACTTGCCACTACTGCCAAGCTGAAAGGACTTCTCCCACTTGTTAGGGGTCACGTCGTTCGTGGGAATACCAAGGGCCAACAACGCCATCTGCAAATGGCCGTAACCCTTGCCGAAATTGAACATGGCACTACCGCCATTGCCGGGCATGCCTCCTACCCTCTCCAAAACGCAGAAACTATCATCCTTGTACCTGGAAAGGAAGTCCAGCAGGTCCATGGGGGTTGTGGGCATCTTTGCTACCTCAACAACAGAACCATCGACGGACAAAACGGCAATGCCACCATGGGCGCCAGGGTCAATACCTATGTACTTTTTCATCTACACCTATATTTTTCTCATATTCAAACTCGGAGCAGGCCTCGTTCTCTGCATCGGTGATTCTGTCTATTTTGTCACGCCTGCAAGTCCACTCGCCTACGAAAAACACACAATCAATGCACCTGTAACGCATAAGTTCAACTGTCTTTACTCAAAAACGAACCGCAAGCCTCGTCATCGGGACTAACCTCTGTGTATAAATCCTGCATGAGACAATACGGAAAACCGTCATGCTCGAAAAACTCGCAGTCCTTGCAAAATTTACACTTATTCTCCTCCATGCTGACTACGTTCAATCTCCATGATAGTCAAAATAGCATAGTTGGCAAGGTCGTAGAGACTATCCAACATGCTCTCGCCACCAACCTTGGGCTCACGGTCAGATAAAGTGGCAGCACGACGCAACTTCTCCTGCATGTGAATGTAACCATACGGAAAGCCCATCTCAGCATACAAATTGCGGAAACTATTGCCATAGTCCGCATTCTTTGCGGCAAAGAGGTCTAACATCTTTTTCGTGACCTCACGAAAATGTTCCGTGTCGCTATCACAACCGGAAGAACTGACACCAAAGTCTTTTTTGGTGAAAGTCGCTAAATTGTCTGAAACAGAATTTTTATCCATATTATTCAGTCTTTTTTCTACTTTTTGCAACCTTAGAAGAAGAACGCTTCGTGCTATTCTTCGTCTTTGAACCCTTGGGACGGCCACGGGGTCTGCGAGGAGCATTGGCACGCTCGGCAGCTGCCTCCCTACGAGCCCTCATGGACTTGTCACGCTCAAGAATCTTCTTCTGAGCAGCACTCGCGCTATCGGCTATCCCAATGGTCTCAACATCCTCAACCTCGCCATACTCATTGATGCACTGATTGCCATTGAGCAATTTGTCATAGCCTAAATTCTTGCGGGTAAACTTGCGCTTGGAAAGAAGACGCTGCTCATGACGGTATTCCTCAGAAATACGACGAATCTTATCAAGGTCTAAAGTTGGAGCATCAAACTCACCCGCAACGCTAACAACACCCGGATTCATAGCGGCAGCATCACGGGCCTCCATCTCCTTATGCAACTCGTCGGCAACAGACAACTCAGAATCGTCACAAGACGCCTCAATGGACTGGGCAGCACGGTTGGCCGCTACCTCGTCCTCATGGGCACGGACAAAGGCATCAATCTCATCCCTGGAGACACAAGAGCTCTTCATGCGGGACAACTCGCGCTGAAACTCCATCTCCTGCAAGTCCTCACGACGCGTACCGTCAAGGTCACTACCCTCAAACTGAGCATTGCTGCGAAGGTCACTATCACAACTCAACAACTGACGACGAATACCCTCATCAATAAGGGCCATATCCACCTCAGCATCGGACATCTCTGCAACAGAAGAAGAATCTCCCGCATATTCAGCTAACTCGCGAGACAACAAACGACGCTTCTCCGCATAGCCAACACGAGGAAAGAAACGAGCCTCATCCAAGTACATATAAGGATGGATGCTGATAACAGTATCAACAATGCCTAAGCCACTACCGCAATCCTTCACAATGCGCAACAAACCGTCACCACCACGACGATAGATACAGTAGCACTCCTCCAACGTGCTCTTGCGGACAAGAACAACCGCCATGAACCAAAATGGATCACGACCATCTACATACAAACGAGGCAAACCATGAGACTGCAATGACGCATACTCCAATGCACGGTTCAAAGATTGTACCTTCAAACTTATCATCACAACACCTCCTTTCCACCATGAAGCAACCAAGAGGAAATCGTCTTGTCACCCAAAGGAAACGTCTTGCCAAAGACATTCTCAAACTTCACAGAACATTGCAAATAGGGAATGCCATCAATCACGTCCTTGCTCGGCTCAACAGCATCCTTTACATAAAACAAGGCCAAACGCTGACGATAATCATCACGCCATAACAACAAAGCACCCTCCAAAAAATCAAAGAAACGATGCCAGTTGCTCTCAGCAGACAAAATAACCGAAGACAACGTAGCATCCTCGGGAAAAGACAAAGAAGGGTCATAGCCAAAACTATAGACCTCCAAAGTGGAAGATATGGGAGAATTAACAGGCTTCGAAGACACAAAGACACGAGAAGACGTGCCGTCAGAATAGTCCTCAACGTAAACGCCAGACTGCTGACCACGACTGTTCATGCCAGATAAGGACTTGTAACGGAGAAAACCAAAATCGTCCTCCAAACTGCGCTCTGAACCATCAGGAACATAAATGCCCTGACTGTCACGAATGTAACGACGGATGAAAAATTTGCCTCCCATAAAACCAATTCTTTATACTTTTACAGTCGCAAAAGTAAAAAACATTTCCGACATGACCAAAAGAAATACAAACAAATGTCCAAAAACAAAGATTTTTACAACAAAACGCACAAACACAACAAAACAAGGATTCATGCCAAAACCACAACTTTTCAACCCGTGTAAACCTTTTTCATCTACGTATTTCATACACAAAAAACGCATACAAAAGCATATTTTTCGCAATTCATACTGACACACACAAAAACACTCAAATACAACTTCGACAAAAACAACAAAAATCATAGACAACCGCATTCATGAATAACACCAAATCATAAAACGGCAATTTGTACTCGTTAACACTATTGGTGAAAAAAAATAAAAAAAATTTCGGAAAAGAGCGGACTAACGAGCGAGAGAGAGAAAACGGGGGGGTGGGTATGGCTTTTGCCTGGGAGGCCGCAAACAGGGGATGCCATGGAGGCTTTAAGGAAGGCCCGAAAGCACAAAAAGCCTATTATTTGCGTACAAAACATACCATTTCCCGCAAATAAGGAACGAAAAAGGCCGAAAATCGACCGCCCTCCATGAATCCAGGAGAAACGGGCTGAGGCTTCGAGGCTTAACCGTGGATAACCGTCAGGAGGCCGCGCGCCTGGTGGATGAAACGAAAAGCCCAAAAGTTTTCGCATTAACTTTTGTTGATTACGAATTGTTTTAAAACCTTAAAACACATTTTCCCCCTTTGTTTTCACTCATGAAACATTAGATAATGTAAAATTGCACATTTTGCCGTTTTTGTGCAAAAATTGGTGAGTAGAGACGTTTTGTATTTTTATTCTTATGCTTTTGTAAAGTTTGCGGAAAACTTGGCTATTTTTTAAAAGAAAATCACCTAAATATTTGGAGGAATGGGAAAATAGTCGTACCTTTGTAGGCGTAATAAGGGAGGTAAAACTTCCGTTACAAGTCAGGCGCTTTTTGTGCCTGGTTCGTTCTTTGAATAGGTGTAAAATAAAAATCCCGCTTCCGGTTGCAGCCAGTCGCGGGACGGTTAAGCTACCTAAAGCCATAACCTTGAAAGAGGTCCGGCAAAGGTAGCAATTTTCTAAAACTCGTGCAAATTTTTTTGTAGGTTTTTTTAGAAAATATTTTCCCCCTGTTTAAGATCTTCGATCTTTGACTTATTGATACAAAAAGATTTCGCAAAGTACGTATAAGGTTTTGCGGTCCTGGTGGCCTGAATAAGGCCGCGGGATCGCTTAGAGTTTTAGGCGTCAGGATTGAAGACGTTAGGAGAGAAACGGACGATGATTTTTATCTAAATCTATCGAAGTAGTTAAGACAGCTTCTAATAATTTGAAACTGACGCCTAAAATTTCATCCAAAAGAAAAGAACCAAAAGAAAAGTTTATATATATATTATTCTTGAGTTAAGTATATTATATTATATATATTATATTATATATTATATTACTAATTACGCGTGTGCGCGCCCGCGCGCGCGAGGAAAGACAAAGTTATATATTTGCTTACAGTTTTTTGTTGCTTTTTCCGTGCTTTTTTCCTTCAAGGTTCAAGTCCGGAAGTTGGAACTAATAATAACACAATTAAAAAAATTATCGATATGGAAAATATGAATACATGGCGCTTGTCTTTGTATATTGACAACAGCCGCGATATCTATTCTATTACTGAATCCCTTTCTAATTCTTTGGCAAAGAAAATCAAGAAGGGCGTTAAGCTTAGTGTTGAAACTTTGGCAAACTGCAGCACGATGAAGCGTATTGTTTCGATGGCTGCAAAGATGGTCAAAGAATACGACGGCGCAACTGTCAGCACGAAGGAGCGCAAAGAAGCAGCATTAAAGCACGCGGAATATATTATAGATTGCGCGGAGTATAAAGCTAACGAGAAGTAAATAACAAAAGATATGAAAAAAATTAACTGGTTCAATTTGAAGGCGGGGAAAGAAATTAGGGTGCAAACTCTGATACAGGCGGGTTTTAATTTAGAGGCGGATTTTTTTAGCCTCAGCAGTTCAAAAACTGGTATTTTGTGCGAGTGCATGAAAGCCGATGGGTACAAATACGATTCCCCCCTGGGGCGTTCTCGCTTGCGCTCTTACTGGTATAGCTTGCAGCGCGTTTATTCTAAAATGAATAACAACTAACACGCCTTTAGCCCCTTCCCCCTGGTAGGGGCAAAGGTTTTTACCAACAATCAAATATAACACGATATGAAAAAGAATTTAGATAACTTTCTTTGGTGGATGATGGTGGCCGTTATCGTATGCGGCTCTGTACTGCTTTCCTTTGGCTTTATCCATAACGATCCCATATCTTTTGCTATTGGCTTTTCCTTCTTTGGCTTTGTTTTGGTCGTGATTTTGTTTGCAGATACATGGAAATAACGGGGTTTATTTTAACGGCGCTTGCCTTCTATCTTATTGGGATAGCAGTTGGCCGTAACTGGGACGAGTTTACAAATGAGTGATTACTAACCAGCCGCCGGGGGTTAAACTGGTGGCACAAATAGCCCTATTTAGGGCTCCAGGCGCGACGGATAGGCCGTTAACGGGTGATCGTTCCACCCCGCGCCACAATAACCAATAAAGCAAAAGAAAATGAAAAAATACATTATTACAGTGTCTTCGGAATTGAAGGCTTTAAAGATAAACAAAATGATTGAGAATAGGTCGCAATGGGATATAGAACCAATTTTTGATGGTTATCCATTGCACGCAGGAATCAATTACACGAGCGAGCCGATGGTGTATGAATGCGCAAACGAGTATGCAAAGAATCATAAGGGCGCCAGGGTTGAGATGATGCCATACGGCAAAAAGTGCGTACTGTCGCGCGAGTTTAGCAAGTTTCGTTTTGTGGACGGGTTTAGCGTATTTTTGGAAGAAGAAAGCGGCAAGGGCGGATAGCTGTCGGCCCGCAAAGGAAAAGGCCCGCAAAACGCCTCCTACGGCCTCAGACGGGAAAGAACAGGTAAGCGCGGCCCGCGGGAAAAGATTCAGCTTCGAAGCCGTCGGCGTGAATGTTGGCGATGTGCTGTCGTTTATTGATGGCACGGAAGTGGTGGCCGTCGCTGGCAATAAGGTGGAGTTTTGCGGCGAAGTATTTACTTTGTCCGGATTCTGCAAGGAGTTCATGCCCGACGACAAACGGACAAAAAGCAACTCGTACCGCGGTTGTAACTTCTTCTTCCTGGATGGTGTGTGCCTTGGGAAGATATTCCGTGAAGTTATGGAGGCGGCACCAGAATACGTGCCCACTATCGACGAGGGGGAAGATGCTACCTTTGAGCCTCAACGGGCGGACAGGATCCAGGAAACGGGCCATATTAGGCATGAGGCGAATAACTTTGAGCACAAAGAATGCGAAGAAAAGCCGCATAAGGGCCAAATGGGCCACTCTGACGGCAAAATAACTCTTCACCCTACAGTTGTCCCACTTATTGTGAGAAAACGCAATACAGGCCGTTTTTGGCCGTTATTTGGACGTGTGGGGGCGATGGAGGCCACCGCGGCCCGTCGTGTGCGTGCAAAGGTATTGCGCCGTCGTGCTCCCACATTTGTGGCTGGCAGGGTTAGGCCACCACCATATTACGCGCATAACGAGGGGCGGATGAATAGTTTTAGGTTTTACAACAATTTCAAAATATCAAAAGAATGAGAAAGAAGACGATTGAAATGATGGTGCATCAGCGTGACCGGATTTTTAACATGTGCTATGATGGCAGATACGACCACCTGCCGAAGGAGGAACGCGAAGCGAAAGTGGGCGCTATCCTCCAGCGTGCGGGCGACTTGGTAAACAAATATAGCAACCTTCTGTTTGATAACCTGGCGATCAACCTTGGTGATGCCAGCCATGAGGCAATTACCTTTGTCGTGTGCAACTATCACGCCAGTAGGGAGGAGTACATGAAGCGCAATGGCTGCCGCCAGGAGTATGTGGCCGTGCTGGTAGTCCGCCACCATCCGAAGAAGGTCTTACAATGTGGCCGTATGCGCCATAGTGAGGCAATAGCCTGGGGCGCGGGTGCTTCTACCATGGCGAGTACGCAATACACAAAAGCGTCCATCGTGATCTACATTAAAGACGGATCACTCGGGTTTAGCTTTGTGGCCGACTTCGAGCATCAGATAGGCGACTGGGCGCCCAAATATGTGACAAGCGCCCAAATGGAAAGTATTATCAAGGCCACCACCAAGGCTGAGGAAAAATCCACAAAAAAATAAACGATTCCTGGAGATACGAGTAAGTATGAGTTTGATTTTGTCCTAACAGGGCAATCCATTAAAATTGCCGAAATAATGGCAGCTCTTGATGAACTATTGAACGCCGAAGGCGTGACCAGTTTCGAGCAGGATGCCATAAAGCACGTCCGCAACCTGTTATTGCAGGCCAACGGCTATATCGGACTGTTGCGCCGAGAGTGAATTATTTTCCCGCAAAGGGGCAATATGTGTTGTTAAACCACGTTATATCTATTATAGGAGGTTATGAAAGTAATTATCTACAGTCGTGTTTCGACCGACAAACAAACGTTTGCTCAGCAGGAGCGGACGGTCAACGAATGGTTGTCTTGCCACGGCCTGACCGCCACCGACGAAGTGAGCGAGGCGGGCGTCAGCGGTAAGGTGTCGTACAAGTCGCGAAACCTTGGCCGCGTCGTCCTCCCCATGCTTGAACGTGGCGACATTCTTATCGTGTCTGAGGTGAGCCGTATTGGCCGTTCTATGTGCGATATTAACAAGTTCGTGAATGACGAGCTCAAACCAAGGGGCGTGCGCCTGGTGATCGTGCAAATGGGCCTTGATATAGATTGTGCCAACTTGAAGGCCATCGACGAGATGTTGCTGTTCTCCTTTTCCTTTGCGGCTCAGCTCGAAAGGGAATTGATTCAGGAGCGCACACAGTCGGCCATCGAGGTCTTGAAGCGGAAGCTAAAGGATGACGGCCAGTTTGTGTCGAAGAAAGGCCGGGTGTGTCACGCCCTTGGGCGCCCGAAGGAGACTGACACCACGGTGGCCACTACAGAATCGGCCATCAATCGGAAGGAGGAGGCCCGCCAAAAGCCCTACAATAAGGCCATCTGGCAGGTGTTGAAGGCATGTACGGAGAATTTCTCGGTCCTGGGATCTGACCGGTTTGACAAAGGGGTAGAGGTACTCAACGGTATGGGCGTGAAGTCGGCCACGGGCAAGGAGTTTACCCGTGCCAGGCTTCGTAGTGCTTACTATAACCTTCGGTCAGTATTCACGGACTATCGGCCCATCAGGAAGGATAGCGCCGTCTATCGCAATATGATAGAGCAGGGCGAGGATTCGCGTACTGGTTGGCGTGAATATAGGCAAGAAAATGGGATTTAGAACAAACAAATATCACTCGGAAATATAAAACAATATGGAAACTATTCATCCTGAAAACGAGAATGAGAGAGCGCGCTGGACCGAATGGAAAGCTTTTGGCCTCACAGACGAGAAATGCGTTATTCAGCTTAAGCAGTATAGGGAGGAAGAGAAAGCGTACGAAGAACGCAAAGCTCACCTGCTGGAGCTATATAAACAGGGAAAGGCGAGTGCAGAAGAGCTTATGATATTAGTCTCGCCAAAGCAGGAACGGGAGGCCAACATAGTTGTCGCGTGCATTCTTGCCGTCCCCGTCATCCTCATTGTCCTGGCGGTCTTCTTCTTTATCAGTCAGCCCATGATATTGATGAGTATCATTTGGGTAATAGGCATGTTGCTGGCAATGGCCTTCGGACGATGAATCCCCCACACATATTGCAGAATCAATCAATCTAACCATATAAGCCCTCGACAGCACGGTTAAGTCAGTATATATGAAGATGTTTGGCGTTTATTACAAGACGAATGTAGAGAGTTTCATGATTGCAGAGTTTGATACGCTGGCCGAGGCCAGGGAGTATTGCGAGAATGAGACCAAGGGCTGCATCCCGGTGTCTGAAAATGATACCCGCGTTGACAACCACAATATCAGCTTTTATTACGAGGTCTTCTATGGCGATCCCCTGGTCAGGGACGAGGATGGCGACGTGACCGGGCTAAAGGATCCCGTCTATGAGACGGATACATTCTATAGCGAAGACTGACTATTGATAGTTCAATCGCATAGCAGTAACCGCATTCTCTTTTCCAAAATCAAGAATAGAAATCTGAAAAGGAATAGAGAAAAGGAATAGAGAAAAGCGAAGTGATTGATTATTAAAAGATTACTCGTTTCCATAGTCAAGAATAGAATCCAGATATGGAATAGAGAATCTGAATAGAGACTATGATAATTCATTCATTAAATAACAACCAATTAAAAACTAAAGTTATGAAGAAATTTTTATCGGTAATGGCAATTATGTTTGCCGTGGTGCTCAGCACAGTTATGTTTTCGTCATGCAGCAGCGATGATGATGATGAAACAAGTTTTTGTTTTTTGAAGAACCCGTATGTAACATTTACTGGTTATACCGCACAATTACCTTTCAACGGGGAGGCAACTTATTGGTATAGCACTAATGATTTCGTTGCAAGCGTTAAAGACGACGGAACTATGACAGCGAACCATGTAGGCAAATGCGAGATCATTGCATCATCTGGCAATCAAAGTGCAAGGTGTACTATTGACGTTAGACCAATCCACACAATATACACAGACCCATTGTTAGAATGGGGCGCGTCTATGGATGATGTAAAAAAATACGAGAAAAGAAGCATTGTCAAAGAAGAACCGAATAGCATATTATACAAAATAGACAATAGTGTTGCAAAAGGGTTAATGTATGTATTTAAAAATGGAAGGCTTTCAAATGTAGTTGTTCTTATTGAGCACAATTATGATACGAACATAGCTCGTCAGGTTGCCGAGTTTCTCAAAGAGAGATATAGGGTTATATCCGTATCATCTACGGTGTCCTATTTTTCCGACGGGAAGGATATGGAAACTTCATCCACACTCGTTATTGTCGATCTAAACCCGTCTGGGTATCCAGGAGCAATGGCTATATATTATACTCCTTACGAAGTCTAATTATACAAAGCATTCAACAAAGAGAATCCCGTCTGTTACACACAGATGGGATTTACTTTATTTATAAATCAAAAATACGGCAAGCCTCATCATCCCGAAGGAATCCCGAGACCATCCCGAAGGATGAAAAACGTGAAAGTTTCATTTCCCAAACTTTCTTTCATCTTTCAGAAGCGGCCATACCTTTTTATTGGCATCAATAAAATGGTTTCCCCTATGGTGTGTTAAAGTTTTGTTAAATCCTGCAATCTCATATTTCGTTTGAAAGAATAGTCTTACCTTTGCATCGTTCACAAGATAATGGTAAACCATTCCGCCAGAGCAGCGGTCTTTGCTCATTCGTTATGTATGAGCATTTTTTATGCCCATACACGACCAATATACGGTCGCCTATACGTAAGATAAAAAACGAAGCTCTTTCGGAGTGGAATACCATCTTGTGAACAGCGTATATGGCGACCGCTTTTTGTTTGCCTATAATTCTTCTTATTAGCTCACAAGATGGAAGAAACAAAAATTATCAAGAAGTCAACCTTTCTTGGAAAGGAGATTGACGTGTACGGAACGGCTGATGAGCCATTATTCCGTGCAAGTGATGTTGCCGAATGGTTAGGAATGTCAAATGTTACAGACATGGTTAGCCGAGTAGATCAAGAAGAACTGACTAAGTTGAACTTAGGCAGTCGTAGCGGTGAGACGTGGTTTTTAACCGAGGATGGCTTGTACGAGGTATTGATGCAAAGCCGCAAGCCTATTGCCAAGCAGTTCAAGAAAGGAGTGAAAACTATCCTAAAGGAAATCCGCAAGACGGGAACATTCTCCTCTTCGGCATCGAAGCAGCAAGCAAGCCTCAACGAACGAATGAGCGCGAGCTTAACGTTCGCCGACTGGAGCGCAAAGTTCCTCAACCTGAATGATGCAAGCAAGTTGGGTATGGCAAAGCGTATTGGCAAAATGGTGGGCCTTGAAGACACCTTGCCAATGGCCGTGAATGCGGGCACGGAGAAACCCGTGACGCACGCCTCCCGCGATCTTCTTCTTTCTCATGGTGTGGGAATATCCACACAGGCTTTCAACAAGGTTTTGGAGATAAAGGGAATTGTCAAACAGGCCACACGCCCTGGACGTGGCGGGAAGGTGCATAAATGGATGGTATTGCAGCCCGCATTTGACAAGTACGGACAAAACCAGCAGCATCCCAACTACCAGCAGCAGACGCAGATACGATGGTATGACGCTACATTTGCCGAGTTGCTTACCATTGTCGGCCTCAACAAACAAACGTCGCTCTCCATGCAATAGTGTGTGCGATAACACAAAAATGAAACGGAGGAAATCAATTTTTACATATCAATTATAATAAACAATGAAAAAAACCGTTATGAATGAGAGTGCAAAGAACAGAGTGTTGAACCCGAAGCTGGCCAAGGTGCTTGTCAGCCTCCACGCCGTCTATAAGGACTTCACGGATGAGACCGATCGGGCGCAGGGCGAATACGGCGTCCACCTAAGCAGCCGGGTAGATGACTTTGTGGAGCACTACAATGCCATGTGCGACGACATAACCGACGCTATGGGCAAGATCATGGCCGTGGAGGTCAATAGCATAGAAGAGGACGACGAGAGCGGTCACCAGGAAGAGGAGGCCACTACTTCAAGCCTCGAATAGAATAGGGAAAGAGTTTTTGATCATATATAATAAAGAATCCATTTCCTGCTGGTTCGTGAGAATAGGCAGGTTTTCCCTTCAAGCCAAGAAGACATAGAACCTCGGATGACCCAGGGAGGGAGGCGCGCGGGCAATGTGCTCCCGCCTCCTCTTCCTTTCCTTTGGACAGGATAAACTTTTCCCTTCAAACCAAAAAGAGATACAGGTTCTGGTAAAACCCGTGGGGGCGTGCGGGTCAGGTGTGCGTCCCCATCCTTTTTCCTTTGAACCGGACAAACTCAGATGCTTTTAGTACTGGTTAGTTTTTAGTTAATTGTGTTATTCCATAACAAACCGTTCGCGAGAATAGTTAGTTCTTTTGTTTATGGTTAATTGAAAGTGTTCAGAGTTGGTTGCCCGCGAGGGTAGCCAACTTCTTTCAACGAGACTTCAACTGTTGCAGACCTACGACATACTCATAGTTAATACACATAGAAAGGTTTTGTTTTTTAGTTTCGAGTGAATGTTTTGCGGGGATGGCCGTCCGTGAGGATAGCAGCCCCTTTCTTTAGTCTTACGAATGATAATATTTGTACATCCCCAGCGGGGGGAATGCCATTATTCAATATAGTGTGGCTTTATTCACATTTTTGTGTGTCTTTTTTCCCTGTCGTCCGTGAGGATAGCAGGGTTTTTCTTTTCCTTCAAACCTACCCTACACTTAGAATCATCTGTAATGACGAGGTGTTTGGCCGTACCGAGCCCGCAAGGGCGTACTGGATGGGAGGGGGCACGTCCCTTTCCCATCCGCTTTTTCTGACCGTCAGGCATCCCAAAATCATTCCTCCATGATATGGCAATCGTGCCAATATGGCCTCAACAAGGGCCGTCGCCCTGCCCTTCCTGGCTCCCACCGATTCATGTAACTATGTGGACGGAAGACGGGATGGCGATAGGTGCAAAAAGTAACTATCCGTAAGTAGCACTTCGCCCAAAATCAGCAAGGCAAACCGTATTGCAACTGTTTCATAACTGTTGCAGAACCGTTTACAAGGCGTTTCAACACCTTTGTAAATAGTTGTGTTTTAGAAAGTTACAAGCCGATTACTGTTGCACAACTGTTTCAAACTGTTTGTAACTGTTTGCGAACCGTTTACGGGTGTGTTTTTGGGCAGGATTGCTTACAGACCAATAGTTAAGCAATATTGCCGATTTTGCGTTAATCTGTTAGTTTTCTCCCGTCTTCTTGGCATGTAACCACTATGTAACTGTGGGAAAAACCGAGAGTGGATATACAAACTTTAACATTTGTGTTATTATTGTACTTATAATTCGGGACAATATCCAATGTATGCCGTGGTCTTAACTTTTGTTATTGTACTTATAAACGAAGCGTAACACATTGAGCCTCAAATATTTACGGCGTTTTTGTTTGGAAGTTTGGTATCAAAACGCTTATCTTTGCACCGACAATTCTTTTCATTAAGTCCTGCTTGGGGTTGCGGCGGAGGAGATCACCCGCTGCTTCCCAAGGCCCTGCCAAGTGGATTTGGTGCATCCTTCGTGGAGGGTAGCGGGTTCGACTCCCGCCAGAGCCGCCAGGACAAGGTGAGAGAATAACTTGGAAGTCGCGCTCCATGTCTCAAATAGGATTAAGTCCATCTTTATAGGTAACACTATATATGCCCCTATCCTGAGTTCGTTGTGCGCGACACGAGCAAAGGATGGGGGATTTTCGTCCCATGAATTTAGGATGTATTTTCCAGTAACTAAGTTATGCATTTTTCCTGCTGGTTCGCGAGAATAGGCGGGTTTTCCAAAAGAATACAACATTAAACAAAATATAGAACGAAATGAAAAGAATGACAAGAAAAGAAGCTGCCGAGTATCTCGGCGTTTCAATCAGCACTATCTCCAACTACATGGCAGAGGGGTTGCTTGGTGGTTTCAAGGATCACAAAAACCTCATCTATGTGAATGCTGAGGACGTGGAGAAGTATGCAAAGCAATACCGCATGATTCCTGCCAGCGAGAAAATGCTCCAGAAAAAGCTTGATGAGTTGGAACGGTTGCGCAATGAGGTAAAAGAAGAGATTGCCGAGTTGCGGAAAGGATTCCTTGGCCCTACTTTGTCTCGTTTCAATCATCCAGCCATGGGATGGGCCATAACGACCTTGATCGAGATTGTAGGAGACATCCATATTCCGCGTAGAGAAGAAAGTGTGTTGCATGGAGTGCTCATAGGTGAAGATTTGACCGAGCTTGCCGAAGAAAAAGGCGTGACGATAGAACGCATACGGCAGATAACGATCAGCGCCTGCCGACACCTCTGCGACAAAGATCAAGAGTTAAGGAAAGACTTAAAGAGCAATGCCAGGCTATTGAAGGAGAATGAGGCCCTTTGCCATGATATAATCGTTCTCCAAGAATTTATCAAAAACATACCCGGCGTAAAATTTGAACGGGAGCTCCTTACGCCTCCTGCCTTGTTCTACAAGAAAATATCTAATTGTGGATTCAGCGTCCGAGTAACAAATAGTCTGACCTTCGGAGGTATTGAGACCGTAGGCGACATGATAACGAAATACAACAGCTTTCAGCACATGTTGGCCATGAGTGGTCTTGGCCGGGTAAGCCTCCGTGAGATTGAAGCCTTCATGAAGGAGAACCATCTGGTGTTCCGAAGAAAAAACGAAGGCTACAAGGAGTACTTTGCCCGATTGACCAAATACGGAAAGTATAAGAAATGCTGATAGAGACAATTTGAAATGGTTCAACTGAACAGACGACAATAACATGATAGAGCTTAACAAAATATACAACGAAGATTGCCTGGAAGGAATGAAAAAGATTCCAGATTCAAGTGTTTCGTTAGTAGTGACAGACCCTCCGTATTTGTTAGACAATATCGGGGGGGTATTTATTCGCAAGACGACAAGCGTTATGCAAAAGAGCTCGAAGATATAAAAAGTGGATTTGACCTAAAGGTTTTAGATGAATGTTGCAGGGTTTTAAAGAAGATAAATATATACTTGTGGTGCAGTCAAAAACAAATACCGATTTACTTAGATTACTTTGTACGAGGTAAAGGCTGTTACTGGAATTTGCTTACATGGCACAAGACAAATCCCGTTCCTGCGTGTGGAAACAAATACGTTAGCGACACCGAGTATTGTTTGTTCTTTAGAGAAAAAGGCGTACCGATATACGGGAACGTTCATACTAAAGGGACATTCTTCGTTACGCCCCTAAATACTACCGACAAGAAAACTTGGGGGCACCCAACAATAAAGCCTTTGCGGTTCTTTGAAAACCATATCATCAATTCAAGTCAAGAAGGCGACATAGTTCTCGACCCATTTATGGGTAGCGGAACCACCGCCATAGCGGCCATCCGCGAGAAACGCAACTTTATCGGCTTTGAACTCAACAACGAGTATTACGACAAGGCTTGCAAGCGCATCCGCTTGGAAATGGCGCAACAGACATTGTTTTGATTAACAAACAGTAGTAACTAATATGAAACGCAAGGCAGAAGGTGTTAAGGCGGATCCAGCCCAACTTGTTCGTTTGATACGAAAGGCGGGCCATTACAAACAAAGAAGCAACATTAGACAATGAAAGTAAGATTAGCAAAGAAACTTGCGCTCAGTCCGATGTACAAACTGTCAACACGATGGATCATGCGGTTCTTCAACAATGACGAGAGGTTTAACAAAGCGCTTAGGAAAGTTAAGCGGAAGAGCAAAGAAAGCGTATCCGTGCATCCAAAATTCACCTTGAGGAGTGGTTCGGATGGGTGTAGCCAGTCTCCCCTGTGCCCTTTGTGCCGCTGCCTACAAGGGTGCTTGATAGAACATAAGTAACGACAAAGAAATAAGACGACATGACAGAAGAATATTTGAAAAGGAAATATGAAGAGCTTGAATCAATGAAAGATGAGCAAAATACGGACTGTGCGGTGATACTGCTTTTGTGTGTACTTTTGCTATTGCGAATGATCTTTCTATTGCTTTTCGCCTTTGCTTGAATACAAAAAAGTATGACATATATCAAAAGCATCGTGGTGACAACAAGGGTGAACGTGACGGACGGACCTTGCCCTCACGATAAAGACAAACTAATTCAAAATGGTATTTATCAAGAAAATGATTAACAATGGATGCACCCAAATCTATGGGAGCAACATCGATCTGACGGGAAAGAGCATCAGTTTCACATCCGACGGCATCTATGTGAACGGGAAGCCGATTGAAGTGTTTGATGAGAGTGAGATACCCGTCCTGAAAATTGAGATAACGGGAAACGTTGAAAGCCTGACAACAGAAGAAGGAGAGATTACCGTGAATGGGCATGTCGGGACGGTTGTTTCAAAGGACGGAGACATCAAATGTCGGACGGTTGGGGGCAATGTGGAGAACAAGGACGGAGACATCTATTGCGGAAAAGTCATGGGAAACTGTTACACAAAGAACGGCGACATTTACTGCAACAAATAGGTGTGAATAATGTGCGAGCAATAAACTGCCCCCCCAGATAAGTGCAACCATCACGGCCCATTACCGCAAGGAAGGCTTCGGGAACATCCTTCACGGGACGAGCTCGATGACCAAGGCGCCAGCAATATTGGTAGAATACGAATGAACAGATTGTAACAAAAACAAATGTTGTATGAAATACGGACTTCCATACAAAGGGAGCAAAAACAAACTGGCGGAGCGCATTGTGCGCCTCTTGCCAAAGCGCACACACCTCGTGGATTTGTTTTGCGAGGAAACAAGAGAGTGCAGCTTAGTTTGTTCTAAACAAAATTGCACAAATGCTCAAAAGTGTGCAATTTCTAATTATGCGGACTGATTGAAATTACTAAACATATTCTTTCGTTTTATGTCTATTTAAGTGGCGGGGGATGCGTGAGCACCTCTCGCCATGCTTTTAGTATGCTCATACTAAAGAACATGTTAGCCAAAACGCCGTTTCCTTAACACGTTTCATGCGACATGTTAAGGAAATGACATTTTGTTAACATGATAATTCAAACAGATTACACCTTGCTATGACTGTGATTAGTGTTTACCTCCTAATCGGTCCTGCTTAGGGCCAAGTCGGCATTGAGCGCATTGATAACCTTTCTGTTGGCCTCATCTATCTTTCGGTTGTCGAAATTGATGTATAGGTCAGTTGTCGTCGAATCCCATTCGCTATGGCCGAGGGCCTTTCCTATCACCTCCTTCGGAATGTCAAGGCTGGCCGCTATCGTGGCCCATGAACGCCTGGCCGTGTACCACACAATATCATCGTGCAATGGCTTCAACTGCTTCTTGATAAGTGCGCCCCTGCGATTCTTCACCAATTCTACCTTTCCTATCCTCTTGATGTAGTCTCCAAGCCGTCGCTTGAAACTCGACAACTTTGTGCCATCATCCAGGAAACGGACAAGATGCTTCGTACCATGGTACTTGTTAATAATCTCCAGGGCCTCGGGCTCTACCTTGATGTCGTACAGACGGCCCGTCTTCTTGCGCCTATATACAATGCGTCCGTGCTTGATAGCATTCGCTGGCAGCTCAAGAAGGTCAGAAAGATTGATGCCGATAAGATAGAATCCGAGCAGGAACATGTCACGGTACTTCTCCATGAAGTCCTCTACCTCAATGTCTCTGTATTCGCGCATCTCCTCTATGGATAGGTACAGAAACTTTTGTCGTTCCGTTTTGATGGTGAACTTGCGGAACGGGTAATTCTTCGTTTCCTCGTTGTCTATTGCCCAGTTGAATACGGCCCGCATGTTGCGGAAGTCAATGGCAATTCCATTCATCTTGCGGCCACGCATGATTTCGTGTGCCAAGAAACCGTCAAGCCACCTACGGTCAATATCATCGATCAATGCCTTTTCGTCGTACATGACCAGCCGCTTTCTCGTAGTCTCATAGATACCGCGGGTGCTTTCGTTGGTCTTTGTCTCCATAAACTCCTCGAAGTAGTGGACGAGTGATTGTCCCGACTGAGGCTCCTCGCCGTTAATGATAGCTTTGATATTGCGCCTCATCAACTCGAAGGGTTCATCCAGGTGTTTCTCCATATATGCGTCTATGGAGGAATAGAGACTTGCAAGGCGTGCCGTCTTTGCCGTACTGTTTGGCGTACTGTTTGGAAACACGAGGCCCGAGAACTTTTCGCTACTCCTCATGCCAGTACTTACTTGGAATCTTTTCTTCTTGTAAGAAATAATGAAGTACACACAATTCGTCTTTCCATCGACGTATGGCTTAATGCTCGTTATCATAATTTATACAGGTGTTTTTTCACTGATAATCAAACCTGCCGTTTTTTACTCACAGATTTACCCACAAAATCGCCAGATTTAGCCACGTTTATGACGGGTTATTTGCCAAATTTTCCGTATGAATATAGCTGTTTTCTGATTTCTTTTTTACAGAGAAATTTTGTAAGGTGTTGATTTTCAGTGTATTCCTGCTAAAGAGCGGAATACGGGAGTCGAACCCGCCTCCTCGGCTTGGGAAGTTTTTACGTCTCCCGAAAATACGCTTATTACCAGGGGTTTACGTATCAATAGAATACCTACTCACAGTTTGCTCACACCTCGTGCGAACGACTTTGGAAAGCGTACATGGAGTAAGACCTCCATGCTACGCTCGCCAAAAGTTAGTCTAAGTATCTTCATAGAGTACGTATTGACAATCTTCCAAGAACCTTGTAAATTTTCTTGATTGAAGATTTCAAAACCTCTTGATCCTCGTAATCCTCATTGTGAGAATGAAGCGTAAGATGCTCCGGGTCTTTTCCAACACGAATCACCTTGATAGTACGAAGGTCATTGGTTGTCTCTATGGCATATATTTCATTCATTGGCATGAATACTTTCCAGTCGGACACCTCCTTGAGCGCAATGATGTCTCCATTGTTGATGGTAGGGCTCATGGCATCTCCACTTGTGCGAACCCACATGTCTGCCGCCTCATATCCAGGAATGGATATATATCGGACCTGGGCAGAATGTTTCTCACCAAGCAAATCGCCAAACCCAAGGGCGAAGTCAACATCATAGTATGGCACGCCAGTACAAGCTCCGATTTGATCACTTGCCTCTTCCTTGACGTACTTTTCGCCAGATCCATTCAGCAACCAAGCCTTGCTCACACCAATGGCGCTGCTTATCTTATCAATGTCCTTGCGAGTAATTGACTGTTCACCGCGCATCTTTCTTGAAAAGTTTGAGGGGTCAATCCCGACAATCTTTCCAAACGAGTTTGCTGCCACGCCACTTTCGCGCACCAGCTCCTTAATTCTTTCTCTTACCTCTTCCATGTTAATATCTTTAAATTACTTAACGCCATTCGAAGCGTGATGTTAATTACCGTTAAGCCGTCTGACTTTTACCATGTAAAATTTGGCACGAAGTCTGACTTTTCGTAAATTTGCACCGTGCTTTTGAGAAGTACAAAGATACAAAAGGTTGGCTTTCGGTTTTTACACCTACTCCAAACATTTAGACACTGCAAAGATAGGTGTTCTTGCCAAACCTACCAAGTATTTTGGCTTTAATTTAACAATATTTAGAAATATAATAGTAAAATGGTGGCAAACAAGATTCATATAGAAGACATAACGCAGATTGGCAGGTTCGGCACTCTGACCGTAACATTGCCAAATCAGGCTGCTGTTGCGTCAACAAAGAACCTTGTATCCTATGTCAAGAAGGCGTATCCAAGGGAAGACGGACTGACGTACTTCTGTCGAATAGATGGCAACACGATTGTTGTAGGAACGGTTAGGCCGGACACTATCACAAGAAAGATGACGCTTGAAGAGATTAAGAAGGTTGCAGTATGAAGAAAAATGTTCGTGTCGAGGCCGTTGAAAAAATATGGCTTTCGCAGAAAGAGGTGGCAAAATATATTGGGATGAGCCAATCGTATGTTGCCGAGTTGCGAAGAAAGGGACTTCTTCGACATTCAATGATAGGCAATGCGTCTTTCTTCAAGAAAGATGATGTTGACAAGTTGTTAGAGCGACACAGGGTGTATTGATACATACGGGCGGAAAAGGTTGGTCAATAGTGGTTCGATTCCACGTCCGCCACAAATTAAAAGTAAATAGTTCTTTGACTTGTTGGATTAAGTAAAGGCATAAAGGAAGTAGAGGATAGCATTATGTATGCCGTGACCCTCGAAAAGGGCGTGCCTTTGCGAAAAAGAAATATTTAGTGAATAACCATAGCGTCGTGGCCTAATCAATTCAGCGTATTCAGACTACAATGGAAGGTGCAGAATACTACTGCCAGAAGAATCGTCATTGCAAGTGTGTGCGTGATTGTTGATGAGACCATAGACGAACTGGGGTTAATGGTTTGCACGTTCGACTGTACAATGCAGTCGTTCGCGATTGGGTTCGATTCCCATGCCCCATCTGCTTTATTTATTATCAATGATATGGATTTACTTCTTGCAAAGCGTTGCATGAGAACCTTATTGTATAAGATTTGGTTTATGGTACATATTTATTCCGCCTTGTCCGTGAGGATAGGGCGTTTTTAGAGTGATAACATTAAGAGCAACAATATATATAAGGACAAATTATGGACTTATAGCTATTTCAAGACTGCCCCTGGTCAGAAAGCGAGGAATCGTTTGTCGCGCAGGGGGATTCCAACAGAATGGATATTTTTGGACATAACATTATAATATTGCACAAAAACGATTTAATTTATTATGGCCACAGCGGTGGCAATTGCTTTATGTAAAGAGTAGCCGTTCGCGAGAATAGCTGCTTGTTTTATCCCAATGGCGGTTGCCCGCAAGGGTGGCCGCTACTTTAATATAAAGTTATGAAAATAACATATTCAATCAAGGTAGATAAGAAAAACGTGAGCATGTTGCGAAAACTTGAATGCGTCAAGGGAGTTGCAATAAATGCGCACACAAAGAAAATGGAGTGTTATATCGAAGAGACGAAGACACGAGGACGGACAACTGCAAGGCAGGGCGAATATATAGTGAGGTTTGCTTCTGGCGAATGGCAGGTGTTCGGAGGGCTATCTATGGAACGTGCTTTGTCAATAGATTAACTATTCGTAAAGGGGTTGCGACGTGGGCACCTGATAAGCCACGAATAAACTTAGGACCGAGTGCGGTTTGAATCCGCACAACCCCACAAGTTCTTTTGAATCATATTTAATAATTTAACAGTAAATAAAATGGAGAATGACAATCCGGGGTATGAGGTCATGCAGATTCAGCAAGACCAAAGTATCATTCAGTTTGACGCAGTAGAGCGTGCAAACGTCGATTCGCAGGTAGCTACGGCAAAGCAATATCCAAGAGACATTGCAAGATGTGTAAATAACTCAATAGCCATGGCTACTATTGACTATGAGACCGCACAAAGTTGTGGGTATGCACTTCAACGTGGAGGAAAGCCTATTACTGGCCCGAGTGTTCATCTTGCCAAACTCATTGTCTCAAATTGGGGCAATATGAGGGCCGAAGCAAAGGTAGTCCAAGTTACAGACAAGCAGGTTATCAGCCGTGGTACTTGTTGGGATTTGGAAAACAATGTTGCTACTGCATTTGAGGTGCGACGCTCTATCATCGGTAAGAACGGCAATCGTTTCTCTGAAGACATGATTACTGTTACCGGTAACGCCGCTAACTCAATAGCCTATCGCAATGCGGTATTCTCTGTTATTCCAAAGGCAATTACGAACAAGGTATATCAAGCTGCCCAACATCTCATTACAGGCGACTTGTCCGATGAGGAAAAGCTTGTCGCAAGACGCAAGAAGTGTATCGACTTCTTCAAGGACGAGTATGGTATAACCGAGAACGAGGTTGTAAAGCTCTGTGGCAAGCAGACCGTCAATCAGATCAAGGCAGACCAAATTGCCCTCCTTCTCGGTATTACTCAGTCTCTCAAAGATGGCGACACGACTGTCGAAGAGGTAATGAGGCCATATCGTGCCGAAGAGAACAAAAAGACTATTGCGAGCAAAGCTGCCGAAGCAGCAAAGGCAGATGTGGCCAAGAAGGGGGAGGCTAAGTAAATGAAAGAAGAGATTTGGAAAGACGTTGTTGGATATGAGGATAGATACCAAGTTTCGAACATCGGAAGAGTTCGTTCTAAAGATTTGTTGCTGCATAAATCAGACGGGAAGACCGAATTAAGAAAAGGACGCATTGTTAAATTCGAACTTAGCAAAAGCGGCTATTGGCAATATCTTTTCAGTAACGGAACTATAGAAAAGCGGAAGCTTATGCGTATTCATCGTGTTGTTGCAATGGCGTTTATTCCAAATCCGGAAAACAAACCATGTATTGACCACATCAACACGATAAGAACGGATAATCGAACTGAAAACCTTAGATGGTGTACCCAAGCAGAAAACTGTAGAAACCCTATCACTATGACAAGGTGCAGAAAGAAAGGTGAGTACACGCATTCTGCTGAAACTCGCAGGAAGATAGGGTTCGCATCTCTCGGAAGACGCGCCTCTGACGAAACAAGAGAAAAACTTGTACTTCGCGGGTGGGCTGTTGTCATGTTTGACTTGGATGGTAAATTCATAAAAGAATTTAGGACATCATCTAAGGCAGCAAAAGAATTAGGTATATGTCATTCACATATTACAGCATCTTGTTCTGGTACAAGAAAGTCCACAGGCGGATACCAGTGGATGTGGAAGAAAGATTGGAATGGTAATGATATACTTCCTAAACCCACCAACAAGAAACCTGTATATGTGATGACAGAAAAAAGAAAGGCTGCAACTAAAAGAGGACTAAAAAGTTCAATAGAAAAAACATCCGTTCCTATAAACGTTTATAGGATTGATGGGGCTTTTGTTTGCGAGTGCAGTTCTCTTTCTGATGCTGCAAGAAAATTCAATACTAATTCTGGTTCTGTATGCCGTGTTTGCAGTGGTAAATACAAACACAGTAAAGGATATATTTTTAAATACAAAAGTAATGATAAACGAAGACAATGACCAACGAGAACTTTCTTGGAGAAGAGTTCGAATTGGGAAAATAACTGGATCTAAAGTTGCCGACATTATGAAGTCCGGCCGCAAGAAAGATGAAGTTTTCTCCGAGACTGCAAAAGCGTATCTTTATCAAATTGCTGGCGAACGTCTTTTCAATCCCGCATTCTTGAATGATGATGATATTTTCCAAGACTATATCAATCAAGTCTCAGTAAATACCAAAGCAATGCAGTGGGGTGTTGACATGGAGGAACAAGCAAAGGCATGTTTCGTTCAACTCAACGAAGGAATGGAGATCGCGGAGGTTTCTTCTTGCAGCCACGACACCATCCCTCATTTTGCGGCCTCGCCTGATGGTGCAATCTATGGCCGCGATGGTGGCGACATTAAGATCATTGAGGTGAAGTGCCCCAACATCAATACTTACATGAAGTACCGCACACTTATCCATGACGCAGCGTCGCTCAAGGAGACAGAGCCCAAGTACTATTGGCAAATGATGGCGGAGATGAGCTGCACGGGTGCAACCAGTGGCTACTTCATCGTCTATTGCCCTTGGCTGTCAAAGCCTATTCATTGGGCCGAGATCCTCCGTAACGATGAGGATGTGAAGACGATGGAGGAGCGCGTGGTAATGGCAAACGATTACATTGACAACATAATCAACGGCAACGGAAAATGAAAGTAGAGGGTAGAATTTTGTACATCATGGACGTAAAGTCGGGTGTGTCAAAAAACGGTAAAAATTGGAAGACTGTTGATTTCGTCGTGGAGATCCCGGGCCAATATCCGAAAAAAGTCTGCTTCAACCTGTTCGGCGAGGAAAGAGTTGCCACTTTTTGTGGCACCTGCAATGTTCAGGACGAGGTGGTCGTGGATTTTGAAATCGACGCTCAGGAGTATCTTGGGAAGTGGTACAACAAGGTTAGTGCGTGGAAAGTTGAGAAGATAGGTGGCGTGAATCGTCCGTCTTCGTCCCAGAACACGCAGGGCCGAAGAAATGGCGACGACTACCCGTTCTAACGTTATACCATTACTTATATGAAGGAATAGAGGGAATGCGGTTCGTGGTTCACAACAATCCATTTTCTTTTTATTCCTTCATATACACTCACACAAACACGATATATGATGATCCATGACGCTCTATTTGAAAAGGTTGGCGATCCTATAACTATGGGCATCTTGTTCTATTTGGTACATACCTCTGACGTAAATGGCATAATAACTAAGAGTTATTCTGAAATTGCGAAGGAGATTGGATATACCAAGAACAAGGTGTATCGCTGCATCCAAAAACTTGAATCACTCAATGCAGTAGAGATAACCGATCGACACCAAGGAACGAAGGGAATCATAACCGTGTGTAACATTTCGTCCTACAAGCGAAAGACAACCTTGGCCAAGCATCCGTCTGCTGTGGAGAAGAAAGAAACTTCGAATAATGCCGATGATGTGTTCTTTGAGGATGAGAAAATGAACGAAGCCATTAAGAAGTGGCTCAGATACAAGAGTGAAAAGAAACAGACGTACAAGCCAGTTGGCCTTGAAGCTCTAAAGAAGAAGCTGATCAAGTTGTCAAGTGGCGACGGCGATATAGCCATGAAGGTTGTTGAGCAGTCTATGTCTAATAATTGGGCTGGTCTGTTTCCTCTGCGAGAGGAACGAAAGGATAGCAACCAAGACATTGGAATTGTTCTCCACAACTCGCAAGAAAAAGACTACAACAAAGGAAAATGGTGATTGGTTTGAATTTTGAAGAAATCGTAAAAAGAAATCAAGAAGGCTTGGGTGTCGGTATGCCCAACATGGTTCGCATAAGAATACCTAACGCCAGGGACTTACTAAAGAGTGGCCTTGATTATTACGTCGATAAATTCTCACGGGGCGGAGCGCGGGAGGCCAAATGGCTTGACCGCAATTACGACCCTATTGTAGAATGGATGGAAGACAACAGGTGTGCAGGACTTTTGATGATTGGAAGTTGTGGCCTTGGCAAGTCACTAATCGGAAGATATGTCCTTCCTATCGTCATAAGAGAAAAGTGCAACAAAATCCTGAACGTATATAACGCCCAGGACTTGAATAAGATTCCAGACGAAATACTTAGCCGACACCTTGTCTATATCGATGATTTGGGGACGGAGTGCGTGTCTAACATCTATGGCAACAAAAGAATTCCGTTCATTGAATTGTGTGATGCCGTAGAACAAAAAGGGAAGTTGCTTATCTGTTCGACAAACCTCACGATTGACGAGTTGTCGGCAAAATACGGAGAGAGAACCATTGATAGGCTTAGGGCAACCACAAAGGTTGTCCCATTTGTCGGAGAATCATTAAGAGGAAAACATGGCTGACGTACACAAGCAGGCAGAAGACTGGGTTAGGGATCACCCAGACGCAACATTGAAAGAAGCATTCATTGCCGGGTATTGGCAGGAATGCGACAATTGGTGTTCACAAAATCGGTAGGAAACAAAACAGTATAAGAATATGAGAAATATAATCGACTTCACTTACGATGTAAGTAGCAAAGAAGCGTTCAGGCAAGTAGCAAAATACTCGTTCGTTATTTTGCGAAACACATGGCGTTCTATTGATGCCATGGCGCATAAGTACCCGTGGGTTCTTGTTGGTGTGACTATTGCCGTATCGTTATTGATTTGTACGGCTATTGTCGGAAACGAGCGTGCAGAAAGAAATGGACTTGACCATGAAATTGTCGAACTTAAAATGAAGGGAGAATGAGCAAGGAATATATCACCAGTACTTACGGAATACGGATCTATATCTGCTGTGCTTCTTGTCACAAAAATGTGCATGGGAAAGGTTGTAAATTTAAAGTCGAAGGCGTCAAAGGTTGCTCAAACTGGGAGCCTCGGTATATCAATAAGAAGCAAACGATACTCAATGCTGGCAAAGGTGGCGGCAATGTGAAAACCATCGAGTATTTCAGATGGAAGATGTTCCTTTGCCCGCTTCCTCCCATGCTCCTTGGTGAGACCCTGACGTCATACAACGAAAGGCTTCACAAATTATACGAGAAAGAGACGGGGAAATCGGTATATTATAACATGTAGTGAAAATGGAGTTTGAGGATTTAGTCAAAATTATAAACGACCAAATATTCGTCGTTGCTGAGAGAATAGAGGATGAGGATGGGAATGTAAACGTTGACTTGCTTCTGGCAGGAATAGCGTTTTCGTCCACTTCGCTACTGAAAAGTGCTTCGTTTGGTGACAATAAGGCGTTTTCTAATAGTGTCGATAATTTCTGTGATGTAATCAAAAGCATGGCAGAAAAGTTCATTGAAGAGGACAAGAAAAGAAACTGATTCAACATGCAGACAGATATTTCCATTGGCAACGCTCTCAAGTTGGATTCAAACACCATCTAAATTTCTACCAAAAGGACACCTGGAGAGCATGCCAAGGAAAAGAGTGAGCTAAGTACTTTGGCAGGAAAGCTCCTCTTCTGACCGCTTGACAGAGGAGCAAGAAAACGAAATAGCGGAGAACATATACGATTGGTGGATTTCCGGCGTGTCATACAAGAAATGGTACGCACAGAAATTCCTACAACTTAAATTAAACTTTGATGAAGATGGAGAAACGAACTAAACGAGACAAGGGCCTTGATGTGATATATTTGATCACTACGGTACAAATCGCCCTTATCGTGTTGTATTGCACGGGACTGATAGAATGGCCCGTATGGGTGGTATTACTGCCTATGTTTGTGGTTGCAGTATGTGGGATGATATTCCTGCTTATCGCATGCGTAGCAGCGGCTATAATGCTAACAATGGTCTTTATTAAACGGAGAAAGGGAAATGATAGTAAAAGCAATACAAAAGGTTAGCATAGCCGATTCGCACGGGAAAAGAACCACGCTATATGTACCCGGACATGTGACGAAACAAAACCTTGCCGACGCAATGCATGTGGCAGAGTTTCAGTCTATCAAGTTTTGCGGTATGTTTACGCAATTCGTTTATCACGCATACATAGAGTGCATAGACTGGTTTAGGTTCAAAAAACCGAAGTCGTTCTCTCCTATCGTAAAAGATTACTTGTCACGCATTGAACGAAGCCTGAAACGGCACACGGACTACCAAACATCTTTGGTTGACAAAGACTTCATGGATCCTTATTTTGGAAGGCTTATAAGTAACAGCATAGGCAACTTCCGTAATCTAAGGTCTGCCATGTACGACGTGACGAAGAAATACATGGATGCAGAAAAGGCTCTCGATGCGTCTTTTGTCGGACTTGTATATGTTCTCGCATGCTCCGAATGTGCGGTCATGGACAGGATAATAGACATAACCAAGGAATGTCGTGGCGTCAATCTCAAAGATTCGCTCAGAACATACCGCATTGACGACATTATTCAGCTTGCCGAAAGATTGCTAAAAGAGAACTGGGGCTTTGATGTCAATCAACACGAAGAAGATGTGAAAAGCGCGACTGAATACTTGGTGAACGATCTGTGCGAAACGACACTGAACGAAGAAGCCGAGGAAAGCGCAGTTGCCGAGGCGTTTGAGGATATGGACGAAAACAAGAAGAAGTTGCTCTCAAGCATGGGGGTATTTGTGGAATCTAAGAACGGAAATGATGGGAAGGAGTAAAACAAAAAGATTCAAGATTGAGCTGATCGACGGAAGTATCATGAGGCTCCGGGCAGCCAATTATCCTGACGCAATAGAAAAGGCTGAGACCATGAGCGGAAAGCCTATCGTCTCTATTGAAACATACTAAATGATAAAACAATATGAAAGCAGTATTGACAATGAGTAACGGCCAAAGGGTCATTGCAGATTTGCTTACCCCCCCCATTCGCAAAAAGTATGAGACACAAACAGAATTGGAGTGTCGCATAATGGATAGTATGAACAAGTCCCAACCCAATATGGTTAACAAGGTCGTAAAGGTTCATCTGTTACGCAATTAAATAACAATTAAATATACAAAGACAATGACAGAAGATAAAATAAAAAAGGTATTGGAGTTGAGCAATCAACGTGATGAACTTCGAGTGTTTCAAAGTGCTATTGGTTGTGACCATTTGCACACATGGAGGATTGTTACACCGTCATTTACCGATGGGGTTCGTGTTCCGGATATTTTGCGATATGAGTTTGAAAAGTCCATAGAACGGTGCATAGAAAGTATTAACAAGAAACTGGAAGAGTTATAGTTTTCCCGTTCTCAGTAGTGTAAAACATAAGCGTTAAAGATATGGAGATATTAAACATTGAAAAAGAGAAGGCGATTAACGCCTACCGGGTTGGAAGTGACGAACAGAAGCAGGTTCTTGAACTATTGTTTGGTGTGGAAACATTAAAGCCAAAGACCGTCATGGACAGGGTTAAGACATTTGAGGATGCCTTAAAAGAGCTCAAGCCGTTTCATCCTTTAGTCAAAGAGTACAAGGCACTTCGCAAGGCAGATGTAACACCAAACTTGATAGCTTATTCAAAGCTGTGCATTGTTACAGCGGCACTTAATGAAGGGTGGACACCGTATTTCATAAAAGGCGAGAAACGACACTCTCCATGTTTTTTCCTTTATACCGATAAAGAGATTAGGAACATGTCGAAAGAAGAAAAATCCAGTGTGGTCTATCAGTCGTGCGACTATGCGAGTGGCGGTGTGTCGCTTGCGTTTACGAATTGCGATACAACGACTGTGCGCTTTGGGTCTCGGCTTGCCTTTAAAACAAGCGAACTTGCTGAATATGCAGGAAAACAGTTTGGCAAACTGTATGCTAATTATTTGGGCATTTAAAAAGAACCGTATTCCCTGCTACGGGGCATACACTAACACATCAATAAAATGAAAATCGGAGATACAAAAAAGCTGTCGGCCATCACAATGGATGATCTTGAGAATTTGGGTATTAAGTTCATCCATTGCGACGCAAGCGATGCACTTATGGGTGTAAGTGAGAGCCATTTGCACGAAATAAAATCTATGCTCATTAACCGATACGGTGACTTTGATGTTCGTGCCGTTTCTGACCAGTGGGGCGCGAAACTCGAATACTTGTGCGAACAGTTTAACAATGACAAGCGAGCCTTCTATGAAAAGAAAAAGGCATGGTGCGAGAAGTATGGGTGCGAGTAAGCCGATAGGAGGGCCGTGCGTGCCCCGTGTTGAACGAACGAGCGAGCCGTGGGTGCTTTATAGGGTAAAGTAATTATCGTTCATTACAGGGCCAAAAACAACGAATATGGAAAAATATAGTATTACAGTATTTTCTGAGGCGGATGCTTGCTTCATGAATGAAATGATAGAGCAAATGGTTTCGAAAAAAATATTTAGGAAAGAGTTTGTTGGATTTGCTTTACTCGATGTTGAGGGGTATCCTTTGCATGTTGGCGTGAATTACACAAGTGACCAGCTTGTGCAAAGGTGCGTAAATGAGAACGGAGAAGGTGTTAGAATTCAGATTGAGCCGACTGGCAAGAAGTTCAACTTGCGGAACGAGTTTGGCAAGTTCCGTTTGTGCAAAGGGATAGACGTGTTTATGACAGACCCAACAGACCCACCCTCAATTTACACTTTGTATTTGATGAACAAAGAACTTGTATCAATCGGAATTAGTGACGGATTGGATACCGATAGGGAATACACAGTTTTTGTAAATAATCCATATTACAAAAACGGAGAACATGGTTTCGTGGAGCGCAAGGAAGAATCGCGCAAACAGTACATTTTCCTCAAAACCCGCTCCGCAAAGATAGCTTTCAACATGGTTAACAGAATAGTCGCAAAAATGCGCTATCCAAAAGCAAAAAACATTTGGTAAAACGATAAAATTCAAAGAACATGGATTACAACAAATTGGCAAAAGAAGCCCACGCCAACGCCGTGAAGCACGGCTTTTGGGAAATGCCTGTGGGCAAGATGCACTGTTTAATGCTTATTATTTCAGAGATAGGCGAAATGGTGGAAGCTGACAGAAGTGGACGGCACGCCAACTATGCTGGCGTACAATGGCCAACGTGGAAGGTCTTTTGACGCATTCATCAAGGACACCGTGGAGGACGAGATGGCTGACGTGGTAATTCGCCTCTGCGACCTTGCAGGAGCGTTGAATATGCACTTTGAAGAGAATGATGTCAGCATTGATGACTATCCGTTTCAAAAGTTCACGTTTGTAGAGAGCGTATACGTTTTGACAAAGGGGATTTGCAGCCAATTGAAGATTGAGGACCGCATCCGTTTAAGTCTTGAATACGTCACGGAGTGGGCGAAGTACATGGGCGTTGAATTGGAATGGCACGTCACGGAGAAAATGAAGTACAATGCAGCACGCCCGCCCAAGCACGGGAAGGCGTATTAA